GCACCTTTGAAACAACCGAATCTTACTACGCAGGATACACCTATTGGAAGCGAGGAGCAACCCAGGCTTGGTATGCTGATACAGGTACAAGCGACCTCGCTGATGATCTCGAAGAACCATTCAAGACTGAATGGACAGACGCTGTTCAAGAGGGCTTCAATGACCTCGTTGCAAGCCGTCAAAACGCAGGTCGCACCTCCACTTGGAGGACCATTGTCAAGCAATTCCTCCAAGCCGTTGAAGACGCTCCATCACCGCCTCAGCCTCCTCAGCCCGACCCTCGCTTCTGCCACTCTGCGACCCCCTCTGTGGCGTCGTTCGAGGCTGACCCTGCCAACCGTACCGAATGCCCTCATCCAGACTGTGACAGCCGTGCTGAGAACGCTGGTCATGGGAATTCGATCAACAGCCGTGTTGTGGTCGATGGTGGCGAGGACTACTGCATCCATACCAATTGCACATGGACTGAGGATCAGGGTGAACACTTCGCCCTGTCTGCTGATGTCTGCCCCAACTGCAACCGCCTCACCATGGCGCATGACCTCTATGAGGCCAAGGATTGCATTGAGTTCCTCCTCATGGAGCAAAGCATCTCCGATGCGAGAGATTGCCTCCAGCACCTCATCCATCAAGGACTGGATAATGCGAACAACACAGTCCCATACGAGGTGGTTGAATGAGCATCAACATTGACCTTGATCATTTGGCGCAGGTCGGCCTTGACCTCCACGATGGCAACGGCTGGACGATGTTCTGGAATGTCCAAATGGACGATGATTGGCGTGAGCAGTACGAACTCGACGGGGACATCTCTGTTTGGGATGCACGGGACTCTCTCGCCCCTGTCAAGGGCTTCGAGATGTTCGCAGACTCTGCCGCTGAATGCACCAATGTACCTCATCTCATTGAGGAGTACGGTGCAACCAAGGACGACCTCATCATCATGCAGATCGACGGCGATGAAGCCGTGTTTGTTCGTTCGGAGTTGATTGCTTGAGTTTCCATCACGCCATCATCCCTCGAACAGATCAAAACGGGAACTCTTGGTCAACTGAGCAATGGTCATCCTTGGATGAGTTCGCTGAGAAGATCATTGGAGGAGCAGCCCCTGCTCGCATTGCCATCTCGTCTGTTGCAGGTTCTGGAAAGTCCTCGCTCATCAATGGAATGGAGCGCACCGTGGCACGATTCGACCCCACCATCAGGACGAGTAGCACCGCCTTCAATACCCACATTGCTCAATCTCGAAAGGACGCTCTGCTTGAACTCAAAAAGGAGTACGGACTCAATGCCCACATCCTTGGGAACAGGAACACCGTCAACGCTGGAGGACACGCTCTGCTCACGGCCAAGGCCAAGGCAGAGGGTTTCAGCCGTGTCGATCTCCTCGATGCAGGTGAACACCGTTGGACACGCTTCTGTCGCATTGTCCTCTCTGGTGCGCTTGGTTCCTCCCTGTACGGGATGAACCTCAACTCCTTGGTCATCTGTGCCAACCAGTTGGACTTGAAGACCACCTCTCACGCCTTCAACGACCTCTCTTACGGATTGAGGGACTTGTGTACCATTCTCATGAACGAGGGCTTTGTACCCCGAACCATGGGCATCGACACCACCGATGACGGATACTTCTTCGCCATCCGCACCTCCACGGAGGAGGAATGGGATGAGGAGATCACAGAGGCCGTTGCCATCGTCAAGCGCGTCGGTTCCAACCAAGGTTGGGATGACAACGCCATCGGTGGCTTTGGTGACAGGGTGGCCTGTCGCCTCGCCATGTCTGTCCTCGCCCTTGGCATCCACTCGGCCTTCAAGCGTGGCAAGCACCGCCCTCATTGCGATGCCAACCCGTGGACTGATGCTGTCGTTCCTGTCAAGGATTCTCGCCATGAGAAGTATTGGGAGAACGCCAACACCATCAAAGAATTGGTTCGCACCAAAGACCCTGCCAAGGTCGATCAAGCCCATTGGCAGATTCTCCGTGTGGCCTCCACCGTGTTCCCTCCTGTTGCTAAGAAGGACAACGACTTCAAGTCCGTGTCCCTCAAGACTCAGGGCGATTCTGTGACGAAAGTTGTCATCGCTCAGGACGCCAACGAACGCATCGTCATGACCTTCGAGAACGAGGGCCAAAAGGAGAAGTTGGATGGCACTTGGATTGGCCGTCAATTCGGCAAGCAAGGCACGTACAAGGTCGATGGCAAGCGCATCGCACCTTGGGCAAAATACGACCGTGCTACGGGAATCCGTGTGGTTCAAGCCAAGCGTCTTGATGACCTCATCACCGTTCTCAGCCTGGTGTTCAAGCAGGACGAGATCGACATCCGTCTTGATGGATATGAACGCCCTGTCGAGGACATCACCATTGATCTGGATGAGGCTGAAACAGGCACAGGAGCCTGTCTTTTGACCATGGATGACCAAGTGTACCTCCCTCATGCTCTTGACCTCTCTCTGCCCGATTCTCAGCGCATCCAGTGTATGTTCATCGATGAAGTTCAAGACCTCAGCGTACTCAAGGCGCAACTCGTTTGGAGGCTCACTGCAACTGATGCTCACATTGTCATCTGCGGAGATATTTCACAGGCAATTTACCTATTTGCAGGAGCCTCAAGTTCGGCATTTCACGACAACGCCACACAGATTGGTGCGACCTATTTCCCACAGTCCGTCTGCTGGCGTGGCACTGAGATGGTTGCCGCCTCTGCCCGTGTTGCTTGTGCTGATGCCCTTTCTCAAGTCCATGAGGTGTGGGGAGATCAAGTTCCTGCAACCAATTATCACAACCACAAAAGTCCTGCACACCCATTGGTTGCCGATCAATTCGGACACCTCAATTGGCCGCGTGGACCGCTGCCCATCACCATCAGCCCTGCCGAGGTTGGCAAGGCCGTTGTGAGCGCGCAAAACCTCCTTGGGTCGGATACCACCTTTGGTCTTGTTTCTCGCCTCAAAGCACCCCTTGCAGAGTACCTCATTGGACTTGTCAAGCAGGGCATCCCTGTTTCAACGCCAACAGGCAAGGACGGCATGGTCACGCAAGCCTTCGCCGCCACCGCCAACCGCACCCGTACCTCTGACAAGATTCTCAGCGGCACATGGGCCGTCAAGAAGTTGACTCGCATTGGACTGGGCTGGAAGGACAGGGACGCCTCTGGGATGACCCGTCGCACCGCCATCAAGGAGTTGGAGCAACTCAAGCAACACGCCGTCCAGAAGTTCACCGACCTGCATGGAGGACACGCCAAGGCCATCGCATCCGACTCCAACTTCGAGGAATTGGCGGCGAACATTGATCTCATGGTTGCCTTCGTCAATCTGTATTTCGGTCGCCGTGAAGACAAGCCCACAACAGGTAAATTCGCCACGGTTTTGTCCGACTGGGTGAAGAACACCCTGTTCACTGAGGAGGGCGGTACAGCCGTCCACATCTCCACCATTCACCGCTTCAAAGGTGAAGAGGCTGATGTGATGTTCATCATTGACTCCATCAAGACTGATGATGGTACAATGCCAGCATTCATGTCTCCCCGATCAATGAAAGCATCCGTTGAATCTGCTGTCAATGAGGCCAATATGTGCTATGTGGCATGGACGAGGGCTAAGAAGTGGAACATCGTCGTTGATGCTGGACAGAACTGGTATTGTGATCTTGAATCTGCCATGAAATCTGCCGTCGATAACGACGTCGCTGGAGTGCTTGACGCTCCACGGACAGACACCCCAAATGACACTCCAACTGAGGCATTTGAGGAGTTGAGCGAATGAGCAACTTCGTTGAGATCACAAAGGCTCAATTTGACGCCTTCATGGAACACCTTGGGTTCGATCAAGTTGAACCCAATCACCCCTGCAAGGAAGCCGTGTACGACCAGGGATTTGGCGACCATGGATGCTTTGTCCGTGTGTATTCCACCATCGCAACTGGTGATGTCGGCAGGGATGTCGGCAAGGACGCCATCCGTGTCGTTGCTGTCAGCCCTGGAGGGGATGTTTTCCTCAGACCCTGCAAGCGCGTTCATCGCACCAAGAATTGGAGGAAGAACCTGCTTGATCGAATCGATTCAGTTCACAAGTTGAACCCTCAGTTCGAGGAACGCCCCTGCTCATGTGGAGGAACGCTCAGGACACGTGCAGGACGCCACGGTGCTTTCCTTGGGTGCAGTGAGTACCCACGGTGCAGAATCACCGCCCAACCCAATCCACTTGCCGCTTTGATGAATCATCCAATGCTAAAGAGGAGGAATGCTTGAATGGATGGTGGTCAAAGAGAATACGGAGATCTTCATAAAGACAGCCCCCCTCGGATGAAATCCTGCGGAGATGATTAACATGGTTCAAGGAAACAGCAAGCACGGTGAGAAGTCCTATCATCTCACCACCACTAAGACTCCGAATGGTCATATGTCCTATGCCCGAATTAAGTGGGATGATTGCGTTCATCACTACTCCATGGAGTGGGGTTCAAACCGTGTCATGGTTGTTGAAATCTTTGACATTGATGGAAACCAACTCAATCGTTGGGGAGATGTGATGGATCTGGTGGTTGGAACCTGTCCAAAGAACGGTGCGACCAAAAGCCAAGCGATTGCCCACATCAAGTCCATGCCCGAATATCACCTCGATGATGACTATCCCCTATGGACACCAAGCGGCTGGACGCTTGACCCTTCGATCTCAGGAACTGATGACGAAGGCTACCCAACCAGAAAACAAAAAGGAAGTGAATAAAATGCAAAAAGACCCACGAACTGACGAAGAACGAAACGATGGAATGGAAAGCGGTGACGAGCAATCGTACCTGCCATACTGAGGTGATTATGATGAGCAAAGAAGAACCGATTGAACACACGATTATCTGCATACCGACTGAACACTGGAATGTGTTGGAGGAAACCCTCAGCACGGACTCCCAGTCCTCAATGATCGATGACGACCTCAAGAAGGACATCAACGCCGCTTTGGATGAGTTGGAGCAATCCACCCTCCCTTCACGCATCGTTGAGATGCTCCCCAAGACCATTATCGACAGCGACCTGCGCTTCCCTGATTACAACGGGGCTTGTACCCTTGACGAGGTTCTCAACGCTCTCTTTGGGGACATTGACGACCTTCTGAATGCAATTCATTATCCCAATGACCCACGCTTTGGAACATCGGTTTTGATCAACGGGCAGATTGTTGAGAACTTCAAAGCCCTATACGGGCGAAAGGAGGAATCACAATGAATCCTTCGCTCCGTGAAGAATTGATCGTCGCCTATCTCGAAGGCGACAGCCCCGACTTGGAAGAAGTGCAAGAACTTGCAACCATGTCGGATGCCAAGGTTGCTGAGTTGTACGCCGTCTGGGATAGCGTAAAGCCTCATGATGGTTGCATCTCTTACGAGGACTCTGTACGGCTGGCTCTGTACGTGTACGAAGGAGGACTTCGTGCCGTTCGTACAACCAACAAGGCTCACCAATGCATTGTCTGCCAAGAAGGATTTGACACCAACGGATTGGCGTTTGAGATCAATTGCCATGTTTTGGACTACTGTGCAGATTGCGCTCAACTGGTCGCTGATGTCATGAAGCATCACTTTCCTGATGATGATGACGAGAATTCCTGTTGGGAGGCTCAAACCGAAGAGGAGCAGCGGAACGGCATTTGGGTTGACACCACGGATGGCCCATTCCTCGTTGAGCCAAAGCCGAAACTGAACGAGGATGCTATCGTTGCCGCCGAAAACCGTATCAGCAATTACAAGGGAAGGCCCAAGGGAATCGTTGAGGAAGAACCGCGTGAAGTGTGCGTGTCATCCTGTTGCGGAACTGTTGGTGCGAGAACCCGTGATGGTTCATGCAAGGGGTGTCGAAAGTGACTGACATCATCCGCTCCAACAATGATCTGGTTAAGCGCAACTTTGAGTTGTCGCTTGCCGGTGCATCCGATGATGAACTCTTTCAAGCCACTGAGAATGCGGCAATGGTTCTCTCCATGATCAAAAGTGAGCGAATCCTGCGGATTCGTGCGACATGGCAAGCCCACAACGACGCAATGAGGAAGGAATTCGCTTCGTCCTTGGAAGCATACGAAACGCTCCGAGAAACATACCTTGACCCTGAAGAGGGGCAAACGATCCATTTCGAGGACTACACCATTTGGGAACACCTCTGTGGCGCAAGAGTCACGGGAACCCCTGCTCTGTTCCCATCGTTGATCAAATTCAAGGTCTTTGACCTCAACAGTGTCAACCTCAAGCAGGAGGCAAGCAACCCACTTGAATTGACAATGGCCCCATGGAAGGAGAACCCATACGAGGACACGGAACGCTGCTCCTCCGTCGATCAAGCCCGTTGCGATAATGACGAATGTTGTGGTTCACGACAAATGATCAAACACATCCGCCATTACCCCTCCGAACAGGAGATGCCAGGTGCGCCAGTGCATCCTGCCTTTGATGTGTACCATTGCTTCGCCTGTGGCGACCACATACATGTGAATGGTGGCCGAAAGCACATGATTGGCGGCTATGACCTCATGGGTCAGCCTCTCCACGCCAACCTCACAACTGCTGAGGTGGTGGAGCAATACGCTCGCACTCACCCTCACGAATTTTCCCCTGACGAGTTGGAGATGTATCTCCCACGTGAGGAGGACTGGTGATTACGATGACTGAAACAACTGAATTTACGGCAAGATGGATACTCCTCGATCTTGTGAAGCAAGACACCTTGACCGATGAACAAGCCAATTGGTATCATGATAACATGTGGATGCGACCTGCTCTGCAAGGGAGCCTTGTACCTGCTGTGATGCGTATCACAGAGAAGCACCTCCACATCTTCCGTGAGGATTATCACGACTCTGAGATGGTTGCGTTGGGAATGTACGAGCGAGGAGAAATCACTCCTCTCGCTCAATTGATCTATGTCAAAACCGACTTTGTTGGCGATACAGCACGTGCCGAACGCCGTTTGATTCGATTGGCTTACAGGGAGTATGAGAATCGAATGTTCAACACCCATTACCTCCATTCCATGATTCACAGCGGAATCCCTCAAGGGCATACCGTCATCAATGGACTCATGGCTTCATGGCACGATTGGAATGGCGTCCAAGGATTTGATGCAGAATCCTTTGAAGCAGGATACCTCGAAGATCACAAAACCGAACACAGGATTGAATCGATTGATTATGTTGAAGACAACGACATCGATCTCATCTCCTCGTTTTGCCCTCATTGCTTGCACCATGCAGTTGGTGAGTGCATGAGCCTTTCCGATTTCCTGCATTGCTCTCATTGCGACACATTGATCGAGGTGAATGAATGAACGCAATGCTCCTCGAAAGGAACGATTTGGGACAGCCCTGTCCATTCAAATCTGCTCAATCGATGGATGACGGTCGCCTTTGCAAAATGTTGCTTGAGATGAATCAAATGCTCCAAGCAGGTTTGATCTTGAACGGCGCACCCGTGGAGTACCAACTCCTCACCAAATCAGGGAAGCCATACGGCTTGACCCACCAACACCACCCATGCACCAAATGGATTGCAACGAATCGATCAAATTGGCTGTGGGGATACTGCCACGGTCGAGAGTTGGCGTCGGAATACACCCGCAGGTATGGCAAGGTTCACGCCTGTCAAACCTCGCTTGAGGCTCTCCCTCATGACGCCTTCAAGTGGCTCCCTCCAGGGGACATCACGCCGTTTCCTTTGGCTATGCCTAATGAATTCAAGGACGAATCCGACCCAGTTGGATCGTACCGTAGGTATTATCACACAAAGCGAAACGTGTATTGGACACGGACTTTGCCACCAACATGGTGGAAGGGAACAATTGAGGTGAAACAATGAGTAAGGAAGACAAGCCCGAAGTAATACAAGCAGGAACCACCCGCAAGTGGACAATGGAAGATGTTGGTAAGAAAGTCATCATGCGCTGCCAGTTCGGTACAGAGATACTCACGACGATTGAAGCCTGTGTCTTTTCGATTCCTTGGATGAGAAAGATGACTTCGGAAGATGGGAAGGAATACCTCGAACGCGGCGAATGGGGATCGGGTGAAACCATCATCGGCCCTCTTCTCGAAGTGGGTCAAAAGTTCGCTCAAGCGGAATGCGCTTTCCCTGTCATTCAACGAGCAAAGGACTTGAGAAAGTCAATGGAGGATTTTGAATGATTCCAAAGGGAATGGTTTGTGCTGGCTGTGGGACGAACGAGTTCTTGCTCTCCAGAGCAGAAGCCATGAAGATCATCACAGGATGGAGGGAAGACAAAGCGGCATTGGGGCAAGAAGGTTGGGACAACATCTTCAACTTCTGCACCGATTGTGGTGGATGGGGCGATCTCCGCACATGGGTCACTATGTCGGTGCGATTCGGAGATTCCGATTATATCGATGAACAGATTTCTCTTGGCTACAAAGTGATTGGGAGCCGAATGACAAGAAGCCATTCTCAAAAGATTGCTAAAGAAGCCAAGGCATCTCACAGAGCATCTTGGTTCAAGAATGGCGGCGTTGGTGCATATCTTTTGGATTTATTTGCAAAAGGGGAAATCACATGGGAGGAATACATGCGCCGTGAGAAGCAGGACTACATCGTGGCAAAGATTCCAATTCAGCGTGAGCATATGAAACAAGAACTCAACGATTTGCGTTTGCAATGGAATGAGATAGCATCGATGGGGGAATCCCAATGACTTCGATCATCTTGGCGTGTCCTCAATGCGGAGGCAAGATGTGGCACGTGTCTATTGACAACGATGGCTACCACAACGAATGCTGGAGGTGCGGCAACTTTGTTCACTTCGGTGCAGAATTATCCGTCGATAAACCTGCAAAGAATGCGTTCCTTGAGTTCAACAATTGGAACACAATCGAACTCGATCTCATCACCTTGCAAGAACAATCTTCGACCTGGCACATGGTCATCACTGATCTTGATGCAGGAGGAGATCATGACAACAGCCCACACGGTATGGAACTTCACGATGCTTTGGCTTACGGGATGAACTGGTTCTCGAACAATACTAAGGATTCGGTGCTGCTTGCATCGGATTTCATTTGGTCTTCAATCAAAGAACACCATTTCAGTGGCAAAAAATATGTGGACTTTTACTGTGATAGCATGGAGAACTTCATAGCAACTCTTTGGGAGGAATGAACATGGGGCGTTACGGTGGACATGAATGCGGGAAATGTGGCGGTTCACACCGAGGTACATGCCCTGCATATTACGATGCGGCGGAACACCTCCAAGATCAAATGCCTCAAGAAGAATCTGGATGCTCTAAATGTGGTACATTCTCCGATGTTCATGAGTGCCATCATTGTGGCGTTGTCCTTTGTATTGATTGCGACCCTGATGAGATGCGCTCTGATCATGATGACCACACATACTGTCATCAGCACGGCCCAGATAGTTGTGAGGATTGATAAGGGCGACACCGATACGGTGATTCCATGCAACCCCAAGGCAATTCACAACAACCCGTGTATATCATGAAGAATGGAACGCAACAGACCAATGGTTCAGCCGCTCAACGAGGAAACATTGGAGCAGCGAAGGCAGTTGCAGATGCAATCCGCTCAACTCTCGGACCTCTTGGAATGGACAAGATGTTGATCGACCCTGCGGGGAATATCCTAATCACGAACGATGGTGTATCCATTCTGCGGGAGATCGGGATTGAACATCCTGCGGCCAAGATGATTGTTGAGGTCGCCAAGACACAAGAAGACAAGTGTTTCGATGGTACAACTTCTGCGGTAGTATTGGCTGGCGCATTATTGGCTGAGGCAGAACGGCTCCTTGACAAGAATATCCACCCCACTACGATCATCAAAGGATACCGCATGGCGCGTGATTATTGTGTCAAAGAGTTGAAGGAATGGGTCAAGACAAAAGACATTCAACTGAAAGAACTCCAAGAAAAGCACAAAGCCGCCGCTTCAACGTCTTTAACGGGCAAATCTGCTGAGGGGATTCGGTCTTTCTTAGTGGACATCTGTGATCGAGCGGTACAAGCGGTCGAATCTTTTGAAGACATCCAAATCCTCTCAGCCAGCGGGAAGGGGGAACTCGACACGATGCTTGTCAGTGGTGTTGTGGTGGAGAGGCCATTGTGCAATCCTTCCATGAAGAAAGACATCTTAGACGCTCCAATTCTCCTTTTGGATACAGGAATTGAGCCAAGGGATACCAAAATGGATGCTCAGGTTCAAATCACCTCTCCAGATCAAGTGGCTTCTTTCTTGCAACAGGAAGAGGATGCTATCAAAGAGATGGTCGATAAGATCATCGAATCAAAGGCAGAAGTGGTTTTCACCCAAAAGAAGGTGGACGACTTGGCTTTGCATTATCTCTTGAAAGGGGGAATTGTTGTGATCGACAATGTGCAAAAGTCTTCTTTGGTATCGCTCGCTAAAGAAACAGGTGGAACCATCGTTTCATCGCTATCGCAGCCAATTGGAAAGGATAACTTGGGCCGTGGAGATTACCATCTAAACGAGAAGTTCGATAATGAATTGGTATTCATCACGGCGAGATCAAGCAAATACCAAACTCATGCAACTATCATTGCAAGTGGGGCAACTCGCCATGTGGCAGAGGAGATTGAACGCGCCCTCGAAGACGCGGTTGGGGTATGCTGGCTTGCTTGGAATGAAGAGGTTCTCCCTGGAGGAGGAGCCACTCATGCACACTTGTACGGATCACTGTCGGTTGACGAGATGGATCGAAAGCACGGCAACGGGAGAGTCGGAATGGCTATCGAAGCATATCGTGAAGCATTGATGTCAATTCCTGAGTCCATTGCAGAAAATGCGGGATTAGACCCAGTTGATGCACGTTCATCTTTGCTGCATTACCACGCCACCGGACCTGGTGAGCCATGGCATATCAATATCGAAAACGCAGAAACACCATCCCATGCCCGTCAAACCGGATTGGTTGAGCCTTTGTCTTTGCACACTCAAGCCTTGACTTCTGCAACAGAAGCGGCGATTATGATCTTGCGAATTGATGATGTCATTCGCATGAATCCTGAAGGCGCAAAATCTCCGATGTGAGGATTTATGTGTGAGTGGATTCTGTCTTGAATCCATGGCAAGAACAGTGCGGATGAGAGCGAGAATTGTTGAGATGTTGATGGACTTAGGTCCGATGACGACAACAGACATATTCAATCAATTGAACAAGCATCGTGGATCGTTTGCCTTGAAACATGGGGCTACATCGAATCAACTCAGCAACGTGTTAGGGAAGAATGCAACATTTCGCAAAATCACAAATCAAAACGATGTCACCGTAGGGCTTGACGGATATGCGTACCCAATATGCGTTTGGGATATTGATCGAGATTACCTTGAATCTGGAATTTACATTCGAGGAATCACCGATAAATTGAACCAACCAAAGCCCACACCATAGGGCAGATTCATATAGGCCACCCGTTTGGATTGATTGCTCCGATGAGCAAGGTGAAAGCATGTCCAAGAAATTTTTAGCCGAGCAGATAGATGATGAAACGACCGATCTCCCGCCCGATGTGGGTCCAGCATTGAAGTTGTTAGGCACAGTCCTAACAGAAAAATTCTGGAAAGAAGGAGAATTCTTGAGCAAGGAAGAAAGGAAGAACAACCCAGGTCCTTTGGCCCTCGTTGAACGCTCCGACATCCAAATTCGTGCTGGCAACCGTTTGATCACACTGATTCCCTCTCATGAAAGCAAACCGATGGTATCGATTCCCGTTGGTCAAAGCGACAAGAGAACTCCTGCAACGATACCACGTGAATGGCTCATCGGGACATTCCTTGATGGTATGCTTTCTTTGTTTGAAGGCAACACAGAAGTGGTTTGGAAATATGTTCAAAACATCAACGCAGCCATTGACGCCGCCGCTGAAATTGATGAGGACAACGGAAAGATGAAGATCAATCCCAAAAAATTGGGAGCGCATCACCATCCTGTTGAAGTTGCAGAGATGCTTGAATCTATGAAGCGTCAATACACTTCTCGATCAAATGGTTCTGCTGTCCTCAATTTCGGTATTGAAATTACAGAATTGCAACCCATTGACCCTAAACCTGCTCCAACCGAATTGCCATCCAACCAAATGGCAGAACGGCTCCTTTCGAGCATCACCCACAATTCCACCCCTGAAGAGGAACAGGAGGTCAGCGAGGTACTTTCGCCTCTTACCGATCCTGAACCTGCTTTGACTGAGGCTGACGACGCATCCCCGCATGAGTTGGCCGATGAGGTTGAAGAATTGGTGTCCGTTGTCGCTGACCCAACGCCACCAGTGGATACAGCCAACCCTCACAACTTCAAGAAAGAACCTATGGAATGGGTCAAGTGGCAAATGTCCTCTCTTTGGTTGGACAACGAGGATGAAGACGCAAACCTCACGATTGAGGATATTGCTGAACTTGCAGGTTGTCATGTGCAAACCATCAAGCGAGTGTTGGATCAATTCGAGGCAAGTGTCACGGATGAAGATCACATTGAACACAATGGACACAGTGGCGGATGGACAGAACTCGGATTCAACTTGAATGACACCCTCCGCCTTCTCATCACCTGTGAGCGTTCCCCGACAGGCCGTTATGCACGTGGCCGACCAATCTGCTTTAGGGTTGCTTCAAAGTTGGATTTGCCTTTCGGTGGGCCAACAACTATCGATGACATTCCACTCGCAGCGTTGTTCGATGAAGAACCAACTTCGAGAGAATCTGTTGAGGCTGAATGGGAAGACATCATCGCTGATGCCGAACCTGTTCTTCTTGAAGACCCACCTTATGACGGGACACTGAAAGCATTTGACGACACAGATCCCTCACTACATCCCTGCCCCGATTGTGGCACGATGATCAAAGCGGAAGAATGCCCCAAGGAGGCTCCCGATTTCGTTTGTGGCGATTGCCATGCCATGCGTGTCAATGAGGACGAGCAATGGGCTGAGGAAACTCAACAACGCCTTGCTCAACAGGCCATCTATGAAGGAACGGCTCTCGACATCGCTGAGGTGGAAGAACCTGTTCCTGAGCCTGTTGCAGAGGCTCCCGCCAAGCGAACCGCAGAGGATCAATTCCCGATCTCCCAACTCATTGGCCGAGGTGGTCAATGATGGCATTCATCAAGAACCGATACATCGTTGGCGATCTTGTCGTGGCTAAGGTGGACATCATTGAACCTGGTTTTGAAAAGCACGTGGAAGGTGCTTCCGAGGCCGATGCCCCATGGCATCATGCAGAGAAAGGACACATTGGGCTTGTGGTCTATGTGGATCCAGAAGACGGAATCCCCTGCGTTCGATTCGCTAACAGCGGAACGGCAACGGACTGTGGCTTCGATCAAATCGAACTCAAAATGCGATGCCATTCCATGGTACATGGAAAATTTGCAGGGATGGGTTCCGAACACTATCCTGACGTTGGACTCGAACACGCTCCCACTGATGACCAAATTGAACCTGCTGCATCTTCATCAAGGGGTGCGAATTTTGGCAAGTAAGATCACTTGCCGGTGCGGTGACGCAGCATGCCCTCAACGGGCAAGATGCTATTCGTTTTATCCAAGGGAGGAAGAGGAATGAGGCTTTTCAACAGGACTTGCAATCGAAGGGATTGTTATGAACCTGCACGATCAGGATTCCGCTTCTGCCACGATTGGTTGGCGAACAAGACATGCAAAAAAGACAGGGAGGAGGAATGATGTCGTTCACTGGAAAGCGCAACAGCGGCCCTCGAAAGACCATGTTCCACCGCAAGCCAAAGTCAAGGAGTATGGCGAACCGTGTGTGGAATACTGTTCATAGCGTGTATGGTCGGCCACCAACCTGGATGCACATGATTCCCCCTCGCCGTTGGTATGAAGGGGATGACGGCGAGAAAGTCTTCACGGAAACAACACGTTGGGTTATCTCGTTTGATGAGAACGGGGAAAACAAAATGATCATAGATGGCCGAGCCAAAGATGTGGCTGAGGCAATCTTACAAGGGGGAATCCATGATGCTTGACGAGTTCAAATTCCCCCATGCTCCAAAAACACCCTTGTCCGTGATTGTTTGTGAATTGGATCCAAGTGAAAAGTGGATTAAGAATCACCCCTCCACCCGTTCTGCTGTGATCGATGATAGTCTTTCATATCCTGAAGACTTCTCGGAGGTTATAGCGTTCTTGCCAGCGGTCGAACTCCCCCATGCATTAAAATCACTTGATTTTATTGTATTCATTGATCTTTATGGAAACGTTGGACTCATGCCAATTGACAATGCAAGGAAGAATTACGATCCTTTGGTGAGAGAAGATACATCTGTCGAAGAACACTTTAGGCGTATGTACCTGCATAAGAAATTCACCAATGCTATGGAAAAGGCAGGATGGCATTGTATGACATCGGAAACAGATCTCAAGGCATTCCGTGATTTGACACAGCCATCAGGAACGGAATTGTTCAAGACCGTGTTGTATGGAGAAGATGGAGAAGTGGATTCGGAAGAGGAACCCCTGCCATACGATCCAATACCAGAAGCAATACTGAAAGGACTCGAACGCTTCGCCTTTTGCGAGGCTTGCGGCCATCCTCACGATACGGATGCATACTCCTTTGAGGTGGATGGCTGCGAGTCGTGCGGTGCTGAATTCGACGGAATGAACTTATTGGGGCAGATCTTCGTCATCGGAAGCAATGAAGATTCCATGCCAGGTTTGGATCAAGAGGAATGGGCATGACTTTCACCATTCCCGATCCACGTCCTCGAAAGCCATCTGCAAAGATTCCACGGTGGTGGAAATGCGGATGCGAAGTTAATCTGGATTGGGTTCTTGATGGATTCCAGTATTGCCCATACTGTGGAATGAAGTATCCAAAAAATAAATTGAATTTGATCGGCAGATGGATGTCCTATTCAAGTTGGCATACGACATACAGAAAAATTTCTGTTTCACGTGATGATATGATGCAATGCAAAACAGTTGAGCATGAGCCTGGAAATAAGGGATTTACTTCAAAGTTATGAGTGAGCCTTTAAGCCCCATATCCCTTTGGATAGAATCATGTGGCTTTTTGACAGAGCGGCGAAACGGGAACAGATGCGTAAAGAGCATGAATCATTCATTGCTCCTTTGAAGAATCTGCTTGCTGAATTATTTGCTGATCGAGGTATGCTCTTAGGAAGCACACAATATAATGAAATGATTGGAGTTGAGAAGTGTAAAGCCCTCAGCGAGATCGATGACAGAATTATTGCTGTCAAGGAAAGAATACATTCGGAGGCTACGCGATGGAAGCAACGTCTCTTGTGAAAATATGGGAAGAGGAAGATGAAGGGCAACTTTGGACATTGTGTTCAACCCTAACCTTTGGAATGGATTGGGAGGTTGCGGTTATGATTGCGCCTCCAAATCGAGCAGGTTGGAGTGTTGTTGATGTTGATGCAACAAACCTTGTTTCACGTGCCATTGCGGATGAACATCTTGCAACAATTCAAGAACATCTCAAAAACATTGGATACAGGCTGAATAATGATCATGTCAAGTGGCGTTGGAAGTATGATCAAGCGGCAGAATCATTCCGAATGAATCTTCGCGCTCCAAAAATTGTTGCACCACTTCTGGAGGAGGAATGAAAATGAAATGTGAAGATTGCGGAAGCAAGAATTTGATACCAAATGGGAAGAGATATTGCCCCCTCGAAAAGATCGAGAAGGATACTCTTCGATGCAAACAATGTAGGAGGTGGTTTTTTGGCGGTATCCATGCCCAATCCGAATGAGGAAGACGTCGAATGGGCGTACTACCTATGGAACTCTCTGTCACGGGATGGCGGCAAATGGATCCTCCCTGGTGTGGGAGTCTATCGCAGAACTGGTGATAAGAAGTTATCATTAACCGAAATTCATTTTGCGAAACCGAATAAAAACGAATTTGAGCAGAGTGTATTTGATCGACACCACTGGATTATGGTTCTCGCGGATAACATTGGGTGGACAATAGACGAGGCTGTTGAGTTGGCTAAGGACGAAGATGGACAGTTAAACATCCCTGACGAAATGATTGGTCATGTTTCGATCTGCAATGCACGATGCGGAGCCATATTACGAGTTGAAGAACCAGTTCCTTCCGAGATTTACGAATTGATTGATGAAGAACTGAGATGCCCCTGCTGCCAGCAGGAGCAAGTCATCGAACCCGCTTTGAAGGGAATCCATGTCATCGTTGATGATCGGGGCTGGCAATTGAAAAAGCAACGTCAAGAAGAGGAATGATTCATGAGTCAAGATTTTAATTCAAGATTGAACGGAGTTGTCCCTTGTCAATTCCAACCTGGTCATGAATTACATGTTATGACAAGTGAAGCATTTGGAACGAGAGTTCTCAATTTACGCTTGAACAGAATCATACCATCCATCAGAGGATACACGGGCTATACTAAGCAGGGTTTTATGCTTCAAAGGGATGAAGCGAGAGTGCTGTTAGAACAACTTCTCGAAGTGGTGAACGACGATGATCAGTGGGAAGATGATGCAGAGGAAATCGTTCCAATAGTAGGTGAAGAAGATGCTTGAACGCTGGCTTGAAAAACATCATGAAGTGATGGAGCAAATGATGATAGATCTTGAATTGCCAATTGAATTGCTAAATTTCTGCTATGATCTTTGGTTGGGAGCGAGGTTGAAAGCACCAAGGACGCCAAACTCCCTGATCGTTGATTGCATTTACACCATAGCGCATATGACTGGCAACAGACGTTCCTTCACGCAAATGAAAGACGCATCGATGAGAGTCATTGGGCGGAGGTGTGAACCTCTCCATCATGACAGAAGGCGCAAGCGAGCAGGTGATACGCGTTGGGTCGAAACAGATTGGGGAAAACATTTGATTCTTTCATTGGTAAATGATGAGTCGTCGTATGACGATTTAGTCAATGGAAGTGTTTGATTGACGACAAATTACAGGGAAATATCCGAGTCTTTGAGAGTGGCCCCTGTATTGAAAACAAAGAAGTATTCTTTGATCGAGAATTTGCTTCGTAAGAATCACTTGAATCAATGGAAAATTGTTTATCTCATGCATTCCCCGTCATCTAAAGTTAGGTTGTCGGACGAAGACTTTCGAGAGATTTACTTCCTGCTCACAGATCTGTACCCCGAAGAAGTTGAACCAAATCCAGATCCAATAAATCTGTTGTCTTATTTGTCAAAGGCTTCCAAAACAACATCGATTTCGGAAAGAGTCTTTGAGATCACACGGCAAGTTCTTCATGAGGAAAGAGATAACGCAGAGAGGGCAGCATTACTTCGCCCGTTGTTTTCAAGAATTGAAAGAGAGGATCTGTTTTACGCTTTGTTGCGTATGAGTTCCAGACCATTGCCGATCAACCGACATGATGTTGTCAAGGCTTTAGCAAGAGCAAACGGAAAATTGATGAGGAACATTCGTAAAGCATCGTTTCTTATTGGTATGGAAAAAGTATGCCAACGGCTATCCAGGGGAGAAGACATCCAAGAGATCTTGACCCCTGCGCTTGGAATTCCAATGATTCTTCCATCTCCATCGGTCTTGAGCATTGATGATTTACCGTTTGGCAAATGCTACATGGAAATACCAGAAGGGCAATGGATGACACTCCATGTCCTGCGAGATGATATTTTCATGTACGACTCCGTGGGGGCAAAGGTCATTGTGGAAGACGCTACACGGCAGATGGTTAAATCTGCTTCAATTGATGAGGGCATTTACCTTGTTGAGTACGCATCAGGGAGAGACATCGAAATTCAAATTCTCGATCAGTTGAACGTTGATAGTGACATGATGTCGTTTGAAAAGCGTAGGGCTGGAATCAATTGTGCAGAGTGGGCAAAGAAAGATATGGTTTTGTTGAAGGATGCCTCCTATTATATGGAAAAAGTTGGAGTATCACAACCTGTATTACTTTGGAACTACAATGGGGTTTTGACCTATGAAAATTCCATTTATGAGGTTGCCTTGCTCAATGCACAAACATCAAAACATTCCATTTTCCAAGTGGTAGGAGGCGTTTATACTGTTGAAACCCCGCTTGCCGCACCTAAGTTGAAGAAATGGCGAGTTGCTGTTCGAGATGGCGACTCATATTATCCAGTGGGGTTGATCGAAGCCGTACCTTCGTTTTCGCTGAACAGATTCATCAAGCCACACAAAGTTGCAGATGGAGAAGAGGTTGTCATGATCTCCCCCGTGTTTGTGAAAGTCAAAGTATTGGGATCTGGATGGGGCGACTACGGTGCGTACATTCAAGGGGTCATCACTGGTCACGCCGAACAAGCGGGCTTGTCCGATTGCGTTAGCATCGATGAACTCGAAGTATTATCCAAGGGATGGGAAGATGGATATGGCGATATTATTGGAGATCGGCAAGAAGATTAGAGATTGGGCATTACGACAAGAGGGGCTATTTTCATGGTTAGCAATACCGATGGCGGTCATTATGATATTGGGGGCGACATTGCTTTATCTCCTGTTGATGATGACGATAATCCCCTTCATATGGATCAAGCAGAAGGTGATTTGACCTCGTTCATCATGTCGGCAACTTTGATTCGTGGTCAAATTCGTTGCAAACTTTCAACGATCTATCAGTGTGGGTATGAGATAAGACCCATAATTTGGTTCGTCAAGCGAACGCCCCAGGTTGAAGACAATTTGAAACGTCTTGGTCTTGAATATCGTGACACATTTGTTCGTACACAAGACATCTCTAAATTGTGCCATGCATACCGCCGCTACTTCAATTTGAGCAATATGGAAAATCAGTTGAAAATGGTCGATCACTTTAATGGCATATTGCCGCAGCCACACAATCACGAAGAGGTTGAGGAGATCATTGACTTGTTAGATGAACAGAGTGAGTCTTTAAGACCCCCCTCCCCTTCGGATGAATCCCGCAAAGGAAGTGAACAAACATGAATGAAGCATTGAAGAGAGTAATGGACGCCAAGAACTGGGATGAAGCCACGACGAAGGAGAACTTCGCCACCTTCATCAAAGAAAACTACCCCGAAATTTGGACACAAGCAGGTACTGTTCTTGCTAATGTGTCGCCTGATGACATCGATTTCTTCTCGTCTGCATTTGAAGTGAACAGTGTTCGCCGCAAAGGATCCGGTGGCAAAGGCGAAGAATGGGTTGGAATGGTCGTTGCTTATGACGGCACACGCGACACAATGGGTCGTCAAAGAGATTCGGCAATCGATGCCGCAGAAGTCAACATCAGTCAAGCCCTCCGCTACGGCATTGAAGTCAATGGACGCACCGTTTCGATTGGCCGTGTTTCCAAGAAAGACGGCGAATGGGTTGTCTATGATGCCAACGATGCCATCACATACAAGGAATCAGTCAAGGGCGAAGACGTTCCGCTGTGGGTCATCGCCATCAACGGTGGAGCCTCTCACATCTGTCTTTTGAAGGCCGACAACCGATCACCAAAGCGAGCCTTCATGCCAAAGCGCAAGTGGCTTTTCATCGGCAACACAACCGGCTCCTTCTTCTCGGAAGGGCCATTGCCTCCAATGACGCTTGAATGTTCTTTCTCTGCCGCAGAGGTTGATTTGCAACTGTTCCGCCCAATCCGATTCAAAGCGGAAAAGGAAGCAGCATGGAAGCCAGCAGGTTCCACTGAACCTGATGAGGAGATTCTCAAAGCACTTGACCTTGATCCAGATTATGGTTTGGATTGGGTTGAAGATCAAATGGTCGCAAAGGCGACTCAAATCTTCTCCCCCGATCAATTCTTGGCTAACTTCATGGAAACGGTTGATTTGGCCTCTGCCTTCGACTATCACATGGAGAACCGCAAGATTCTGTCAAGTGGTCGAGATTGGGGTCCGACATTCGCCATCAGTGGGACAGTTGATTACATCGACTATGCTGGAAAGGAGAATGCTTACACCGAGGGTGGCTTCAAGCATTCCCTCACATTGACCTCGAACAGCCTCCGCCGTGAAGATCCAAAGGCAAGTCTTTGGCTTGACGTTCCACGCGTTCTTGTTGAAAGCCATCATGCACTTCAAGTCAAGAAGGCAGACAACTGGAAGGACTTTGCTCAGGGAAGCCGAGTGTGGGCTGTTGTTCGCTCTCGATCATGGCAAGGTACTGACGGAAACATCAACCTCAACATGGACGCCCTCAGCGTCTATGCCATGCCTCTTCGTTCCATCGTTGCACAGAATGCCCCTGACGACGCTAACAGCCTCGGTCACACGGAGGGATTTTGAATGGCGGGAACTGGATTCTTTGACAACTGGGAACCCGTTGATACCACCAAGGAACCCGTCCGTGGAGAACCTGCTGCAACTGTTGCAGATCTTCCTTCGACCTCCTCAACTGGAGTCACTGTCGCACAAGCACCTCCTCTTGAGGCTTTGATCGATGAAGCACCCGATGCTCCTGAGCAAGAACCCGCCGAACCTGCACCACTTCCTCCTGTCGGAGATCAAGAAGGCATGGTTTCTGGATTCACTGAGGTGAAGCCTCCGTCCAAAGACGGGTGGCAATTGCCACAATCAGCCAACCCTGCTTGGAAATTGATTGCGAAGGCGGTCAATACCAATCTCCGAGATTTCAACTTTGTTTTTGCAGGTGTCGATGGCCCTCGAAAGGCAGGTAAAACTGGATTTGTCTTGGACTCCCTCACAGAGGAGGAAATCGCAAATGGCGCACAGATCTGGCACGTGGACTTTGATCTTGGCGGGGAAACCACAAAGATGGCTCACCACAAAGACAAGGCGGCGAATATCGTCGTCCTCAATCCATGGGTTGTTTTCAAGGCTCTAAGCCGTGTCCCCTTTGACTTCCCTGCTACTTTCCAAAACACCATGGACATTCTGCTCTATGCGGTGGAAGTTGCTGAGGCTCAAGAGGACTACTTCCTTGCTCACGGGAAGATGCCCACGCCTTATCTCAAGACTCTCTGTTTCGATGGACTCGACCATTGGTTGAACATCTGCGAAACAGTCATGAAGATCGAAGACCTTGAACTGGGCGTTGATGGCATCGCCGTAGCAGGAAAGGCGGCAACCACAAAGATTGGACGATTCAATTGGAACATCCGAAAGAATCGTTACAATGCAGCCATGTCAAATATGCTTGAATTAGCACGTCGCTTTGTTCATGTGTATTGCATCACGGGCCGCAAGCCGTCTTATGACAAGAACGGCAACGAGATCCGTGGAGCGGATGTTCCCGCATGGCTCAAGGACTCCGAGCGTGATTTCCAACAACTCATCTCAGTTGACATCGAAGAAATGCGCGATGACCATGGTGCATTGAATGGTGAATCCAAAGCAACTGCTGTGTTGAAAGCGAACCGCACAAGCCTCGACAGCCCTCCTCCAGTGGTACTCTTCAAAAGGACTCATGATGGAGGAATTTGGAACGGTTGGCCTGGTGTCAGCGACGGTTCCTTCCGACATCCTGATGATGTCTATGATGGCGTTTCGATCAATGAAGACGGTGAATTAGTCGTCATCCCTGGAGTTGAGTGAATGAGTCAAACATCACTGGCTGGTCAGGAACATGGGTACACCCTCTCGTTCGAGCATACCCCAGAGGTCATGAACGAAGCATACCGCATCCGTGGTCTTTTGCACACGAAGCATGACATGACATTTGACACGGGAGTCGGTTCCGAAATCGATTGGTTTTTGGATTGGTCGCTTAGTGGAAATCACATGAACGACGTCTTCGCCGCTCTCACCATCGTGCTGAAATACATTCACGAATCAACAATCATCAGCGGTTATACGATCACGAAAACTCGGTGATTCGATGGAGGATGAATTCCCTAAGACAGGAATGGTTGCATTCAGCGGTGGCAAGGACAGCGCAGCCATGCTCTTGCGTATGCTTGAGTTATGGACACAGGGGGATAAACGATACCCAATTACCAAGATCACATTTGCAGACACAGGATTTGAATTGCCTGAGTTGATCGAATACATCCGAATGATCGAGGCGTACATTCAAAAAACATATCCCGAATTGGATTTGAAAGTTGATTTTGTTGGATCTCCTCGAACATGGGACGACTGGTTCTATGGTGTGATCTCCAGAGGGAACAACAAAGGAAAACAACGTGGCGCACCCCTTAGAGCGTACCCTTGCTATTGGGCAAGAGAAGCCAAGGTGCAGCCTTTGCAAAAGGCTCAAGCGGATTGCGACGTCGTTTATATCGGCATTGCCGCCGACGAAGCCCATAGAGTCGGCAAGAAGGAAGACAAACGAAACGACAAGAACAGATACCCTTTGGTCGAGTGGGGATGGTCGGAAGCCGATTGTATGCGCTATCTTGACGAACGCAATTTGGTCAATGAGTTGTATGTCAATTTCAATCGCCTCGGTTGCTTTCATTGTATCAAACAGCCTCTTGATTCATGGTGGTCGCTTTGGCGTGGCTATCCCGATCTGTGGGAAATTGCAAAGCATTGGGACAAGGAAAGTGTCAAGGTCAGCAATCATGGCCTAAGATCAATGAAACCTGGCAAGGATGGATACCTGTTAGAGGAATTGGAAAGCCGATTCAAAGAGGGGTACAAACCCTTGCCAAAGAAAGGATTGTATGATTGCAACTCCTGCAAGGCTGTATCCTTCACTGCCACTGGACAAATGTCCTTGGCTGATTTCGATAGCGATGAAGCCATTGAAAGAATGAATCCAAAATTCATAGATGAAGAACCACCTGCCTGTGATATGCTGGCATCTCCTAATGAGATGAAAATACACAACTTGATCGAAGTAAATTTAGAGGAGGAATAAACCATGAAAGAACGTTTGAAATTGAAGCCACCGAAGTTGATGCCCGTCCCTCGAAGGGATGATGTGAGGGGAACCTATGCATGGCATCCAGGGATGAAGGAATACAAGGGGGAAGACGGAAAAATTTACACGCCTGTCCTGCGAGTCTCCAAATCATCATGGTCAACATTCACCTTTTGCGAGCAGCAATACTTCATCAAATATGTTCTTGGAGTAAAGGAGCCTCAAAATGATGCAATGCTAAGAGGAACAAATGTTCACGATGCATACGAATACATCCTCGATCATCTCCTCGACATCCATGAAGCCCATGCGATTCGAGATCATCAAGGAGAGGAGGCTCTCCATGACTATTTCCAATCATTGATTCCAACGAGTCAAGTATCAAAGGGGTGGGATGATGAGATCGCTCAACACACGGGCAATCCTTACCTTCTGGATGAGGAAAAGCATCTCGCCCGATTGATGACCGCTGAGGCAAAACGTTTCTTCCACAGCGACCCTGTTTATTTCAAGCCACTTGGAAATGAGAGGACCGTTGATGCCTTCGTTGAAATCGAAGTAAATGGGGTTGTTGTGCCTGTTCACTTGACAGGGATAATTGATCGACTCTTTGTTGGCCCAGAAGGGGATCTGCATGTTCATGAATTAAAGACTGGTTTGTGGAAAGATAAGAAAACAAAGTACGAAGGCATGGCAGGAGAAATGGCATACTATGTTTATTTGCTACGCAAATCCGACGATCCTGAATTGGGAGGAGCCAATATCAAGTATTGGGGTTGGGATCATACCAAAGGACTCGAAGGAGAACCTGATCGCATCTATCGTTTTGTTGAGCGAGTTCAAACTGGCATAGTCAGCAGCATGATTGCAAACCTCAAAGCAATGGTTTCAGCACACCTTCGATACAAAGGCGATTTTAACGGCAAGTCTTTCGCTGTAAAGCCTCCAAACGCTGAGAGGTACATCTGTGAGCCTTGGTGTAAAGTCGATGGATACTGCCCTAAGAATGCACGTTATCTCATGCCTAAAGAAATGAAGGAAAAGGCGGAGGGGAATTGATGTGCGATATATCAGCCTGTTTAGCGGAATCGAAGCGTGTTCAGTTGGATGGCGAAATCTCAATTGGGATCCTGTTGCCTTTGCTGACTTTGATGATTTTCCATCTGCGGTGCTTGCTCACCATTATCCAAATGTACCCAACCTCAAGGATGTGTTGAATGTTGACTGGTCAAAATATGAAGGAGCAGCCGATCTCGTCGTCGGAGGAAGCCCCTGCCAATCCTTTTCTGTCGCAGGAAAGCGACTTGGAATGGATGATCCACGTGGCAACTTGGCCCTCCACTATCTCCGAGTTGTTGGGGCAGTTCGCCCAAAGTGGTTCCTCTATGAAAATGTCCCAGGTCTATTGTCATCAAACGAAGGAGATGATTTTGCCATCTTCCTCGGAGAAGTGGCGAAACTCGGGTATGGGTTCGCCTATCGAGTTCTTGACGCTCAACACTTCGGAGTACCCCAACGAAGGCGTCGAATCTTCGTTGTCGGATGTGCTGACGGAGATTGGAGAAGTGCCGCAGCGGTACTATTTGACAAGCAGAGCCTCCAGGGGAATCTTGCGTCGAGCAGACAAAAGAGGGAAGAAGATCAATCCCTCTCTGCGTTCGGCTTTGGAAGCGAGAGCAGACCTGTTGGAAGAGGAATAAGTGAAGAAAAACCTGCTGGATCTTTGACGGCAGGTATGTATCATCATGGCTCGATCAACAACCAATGCTTAGGAACCAATGCTCATTTGATTATGGAAAAGGGAATCATTCATGCTGAAAAGGTCGGACCCACTATGGGGGCAAGCGGTCCACCTTATTCTCGAACAGGAAACCAAAGGGTTGAGCATGAAGCGTTAGTTGTGCAAAAATCAGCCTTCCAGCAACAAGGCGTCGATTTATTCAATCAAGAGTTGACAGGAGATCTCCATTGCCCATTAAGAACAGCGGGAGGTCATGGCGCACCAGCAGTTATGCAGCAAAAAGAGGTGGCGGGTATTGTGAGCAAAGGCAATGGCGATATTTGGGAAACGCCAGAACGACACATGAGCCTTACAAGTGGAGGAGGATTAGCGGGGCAAGGTTATGCAGCAATTCGAGAAAATGCCATCGTTCGTAGGCTAACTCCACTTGAATGCGAACGGCTCCAAGGATTTCCCGATAACTACACAAAAGTTCCGTGGAAGGGAAAACCAGCAGAGGAATGCCCTGATTCACATCGATACAAAGGTCTTGGAAATAGCATGGCGGTTCCAGTTATGCAATGGATCGGAGAGAGAATTGATATGATGGACTCAGCAGACTTGTCAAATCGGAGCAAGCCGAAGGCAAGGAAGCAAATGACATTGTGGTGATATTATGGCTTTATTTGATCATTATCCACGGGAAATCGACATGAGGACTCGAAAGGTGATCACAAATAAGAAACAGTTGGAGCATTATCTCAAAACAACAAACGGCAAAGCCAATTTGACCACTACGGTGTATGGTTTTCGTGAATTGAAAACAAAGGGCAATCGTTGTGAGTATAGTACGGCAATTGTTCCTCACTTCGTCATGGACTTTGACGCTGATCAAGCGGTTAGATTGGAACAGATGCCCCTCTCCGATGCCCAAACGAAATGTTGTAGGGAGGTTGAACTGATGTCAAAAATGTTGAAGAGAAAGTCGATACAACATGCGATTTGGTTCACTGGCGGTGGATTTCATATATGGGTAAAACTCGATCAAACATACGACTTGCCAACTGTCGAAATGAATGATTTGTTATTCTCTGGAAGAATGGTGATAAATCAATGGGTCAAGCAATTCAATCTCATAACATTAGATCCGGTGGTTTCCTTTCGACCAGACCGCCACATAAGAATTCCAAATACTTTCAACTTCAAACGACAGTTGTGGGGGATTCCAGTAAATGTGGATGATCTTGAAAAGGGATGGCTTTTCATAGAGGAACAAGCGCATACGCCACGACCTGGCATGAAATTAGTCGAAGGTGGCGGCATGACAATTACGATCACAAAGCGAGATTCTCAAACAATGTTTGCATCTCAATATGATCAAAAATCAAAGACCTTTTCAATGGAAGATCTGGAAATCGATATTGCTAATATCAACAATATACCAATGCTTCCATGTTTATCTCAAGCAGCGTGTGAAGTTGGAAGCAACCCCCCCCATAAACCACGTTCATACTTAATGATGTACCTCATGGATTATTATCGAAACTTTGCAAGACCTCCAAAAACAAGCAAAGTGCCAAACCAACAGGTGATCGGACTCGCTCATGAATTTATCAAATCACTTAATTGGGCCGACTATAACCCAAATGAAACAATGAAGTATCTCCGCCATGGTGCAGATCGATACTACAAGACACCAACCTGTCCAACCATTTACGCAGAAGGCATGTGTGTAGGCAAATGCCCCTATTACGATGGGAAGGGCGCATGAAAATAGGTGATGACATGACAGATGACAAGATCGAGGAAATACGACGAAAGAAAGCAGAAGAAATGTTGAAACAACACCATAACAATGAGTTGCCTCCACAAATGCTTACTTGGTCATTCCGAGTGAATCCTCAATCCGGCTATTGTGAGATCATGCAATTTGATAACATGGTTTCTTTGACTCTTGATCCAAAGTGGGCGAAATTGGTTTGCGATATGTTGAACAGCCTCGAAATCGCTAAACAGGCGGAGGGCGTTGGCAATGAAGTGTGAAATGTGCGACAATGAGGTTGTTTCCAAGGTATCATATCATGTTCTCTGCGATGAATGCGGAGATAAACGCCGAAAGGCATATGCAATGGCGTTCCAGCAAAGAAAAGAGGAGGAGGAATGATGTCCGATCAACGCGTACTTTTTATCGACAATCGAGAGAGATCTGGTCTTGAAAAACTGATCATCAAATATCTCGACAAGAAAAATTTGAATCATCAAATGAGACAAACGATGATCACCGATTACTCTTTTGCAGACGTCGGAATCGAAGCAAAAACAATTCAAGACTACATGCAAAGCATGTATTCAGGACATCTTGAAAAGCAGTTGCAGAATTTGGAAGACAATTACAACCATGCATACTTAGTGATCCATGGGACTTTGGACAAGTATGTTGGATCTGCACGAAAGGGAGGGAGGAAAATACCTTTCCAACGTGCCTTCGCCTCATTTACAGGGTCTTTAGCAAGATATGCCACTGACTACGACATTTCGATCCTAACATTTGACTCAACCTCTCTCGCCGCTCGTTTCATTGCAAAGCGTTTTGAGAAACATGGAACGCTTGGATCATCCTCAACCTATCGGCTCCTTCGGAAGACCGCCACAGAAGACATGAGAATCGACATCCTCCAGGCGGCAGGATGTAGCCTTGCCATCGCCAAGAGGCTACTCGAAGAACATGGCTCGATCATTGAAATTGCTTCGCTCAGTGCCAAGGAATTGATGGTCACAGAGGGCATTGGAAAGGTTCGTGCAGATCGAATCGTTCGTGCGATTAACAGTGAAACAGAAGTTCCTCAAGAGCGCGTAAAGATGGCAAGAGCATGAGGCTTGATATATGACGCTCGCGTTCGCTTACCTTGCGACAGGTGAATCAAATGCTCATGAAACCATCAACCGACTCTGGAGAAAGAAAATGGGACGACTACACATTAGTCAAGTCCCCGTTTAAGGGAAGCAAATTCATTCGAGAATACATCGAACGTTTCAACACGGTGTCCTTTTTCAACGAATATGCTGGCTTGCTTTCACTGTTTTATGTCGTAGGCCAAGTCCTCGCACCCTATGTTCGAGTTCCAATACACGGAATGTTTCTCGACACCAGAGTGCATGTGTTTTGGATACAACAATCTCGAACAGGGAAGTCTGCTGCATATGAATTTACAAAGAAACTGCTGATCGAATGCGAGGTCGAAACCGCCAAATTCACATCTGGTTCGGACGCAGGTTTGCTTGGACACGTCGATGCTGAACCCGAAGTGGATGAAAACGGAAAGCCAACTGGCAAGACCAATTATGTGGTCACTAAAGGATTGCTTAATGGGTACAAAACTCTCCTTTTCGATGAAGGTAGTGTTTTGCTGGACGACAGAAAGGCGTATTTTTCAGAGAAGATCCTGTACCTGCAAGAAGCAATGGCCCCCATTGGTTCTGCCACAAATGATCTTTCAAAGGTATTGAAGGGCGCACCGATCAACATCGTTTCAGGAGTATCTCTTTGGGCGACAACTTTCCCCCCGAAGGACATCATGCACCATGTATTGGAGAAAGGGTTCTTCCAGCGTGTATTCTTGTATCAAAATGATGTCAGCAATGAGTTGCGTCAAACAACCAGTGAGCATCGTATCTCTGGAACTTATGTTCCCGTACCCGATAAAGTGTGGGGGTACTCGGAAATTGCAGAATTTATCTTGGATCGCAAGGATCAGGTTCGTGACAGATTGTTGAAGGCATCGGCTACGACTCAACAAGAATGGAACGAAATGGATGATAACGAAAGAGATTCAATCGCCAATCAATATGCATACGATCTGTTTGATGTGGGGGAAGGATACCATGCTGCTTTACTTAATGCAACAGCCGACTATTATGATTTGGTCAATGGCATCGCCAATCCAAATATCAAAGAAACAGCAACATCATTCATACCCAACATCGAAAATTATACGATTACATTCTCAAACATCATTGCAACGATAATGGGCAGCAAGATCATCACCGCTGATCATGTCATGATGGCAACTGAGATCATTTACGACAACATGCACAACCTAATCATATGGCTTGAGCAGAAGCAGGATTTCAAGGCGAAAAAGAAGCGTGATGCATCTTTGCACGAATGGAAGATTGCATATGGAAAGTGTAGCAGGATGGTTCATTCTCGATCAAAGCGTGAATGTGTGGCTAAGAAAGAACTTGAGAAGGTCTATGCTGTTGATCAAGGCGTTAGCACCAAAACGGCGGAACGACGCTTGAAGAAGTTATCCGAATCTCCTGACGCTGATCGTTTGATGGACGGGAGAAATGCATTCATTGCTTTGAACTGGTGATTTTATGAAGAAGAAAACTAAGAAATTTTTATCGAAGAAAAAGATTGTACCTATTGCGATTTTTTCGGATACCGACGCAAGTGATTTGGTGACAGGTTATAGCGTTCCTTCAAGGTTCAATTTAGCCGCAGTTGTGATCTGGAAAAATGATCGTTTTCATGTCTTTTCCGATAAAGGAAAGGCAGATGTATCGTATGTTCTTGAAGACAACACAAAGACCAACCCTCTTCCTCTTTGGGAATTGAAAGAATTCATCCAAGACTCGTTTTTAGTAGGCTATGATTTGGAAAAGTTTGGGATTCCATTGTTAGAGGAATATCTCAATGCAGAAGAGGATTTTGAACTAAATGTTGAGTATTACGATATTTTGCAGGAATCGTTCAAAGCATACGAAAAACACAGCGGGGAAGGAGGAAAACGATTCCGACTCTTTCAGTTAGCATTTTGGAATGCTTGTGAGAACTCAATAAATGTTGCAGATTTGATTGGATTTACGCATATGAAGATGATTCATTCATGGCATTATGGTCAAAGAAGAAAGGGGATAAAGAAGTTGAAAACGGAAGCAGTTTGGTGTGCTGAATTAGCGCATCGTATTTTCCGACGCCCACAAATACTGGTTCGTGATCACCGTACAAACAAAAAGGTGAGGATTCCAATTCAAAGCATTGGCAATTTGACGTCGGAAATTACTGGAGATTGAGGTTTGACGCCTTGGGCTTCTTCAACTGATTGAATAAAGTCATGACCGAGCCAATAGGGAATGACTGATCGCAAATGGAATTTGTCAATGGTTGGGCTTCCAGGGAAGAGGGTATTTGCTGGCAAATCTCCTACGCCTTGAATACCTGACTTCGATCCACGTGGAGCCTTTTCATAGAACTTACCACTGAGACTTCGAGGCAATCGTGGTCGTGGAACAAAGGTGTCGGGGAAATGTCCAAACAGATCCGTTGGTTTCAAAGCAGGAAGCGAACCTGGGGTCATCTCAAACAGATTTTCGTTTCGAGGAAGTCCAAAGAGGTTAGAGTGCGCGGGATCTCGATATGCTGCTGCATCGATGGTTTTCATTGGGAGATCCGATAATTCGTTCGTGTATCTTGCCCTGCCCGTCGCAGGGTTCTCATACACTTGATACATATCAGGATTCAAACTTTTTAGGTCATCAAACAATTTGCGAGATTGAGTCAATAAACTCATTCCCAATTCGCGTCGATCAATGGCCGACTGGATCTGTTCGTCGCCCATCGGTACAGGTTTTCCTCCTCTTCGAGTCATCATTGGTTTGCCTTGCATATCCAAATATCGTCCTAATTCATCACGCTCATACGAGTCTGGGCTTGAGGCTGCAACGTTGCCTGAGAATCCCAATTTGGATCCTTGGCCTCTGTTCTTGTTGTAGTGGGGTTTGACCCGATCCCAATGCCAACCAGTTGATTTGGTTTCATCCCAATCCTTCCCTGTCAAATCGGAATACTGATCCATCCACCTTTTATCCCAAATCCATCCTTTGTTTCCTGATGCAGTAGTGAATGCTTTGCAAGGAAAGGAAGCGACACCAGCGTCGATGCCTTCCCAATCGAAGTCATCCATGATCTCTTCTGCATTCATGTCCATGACATCTCGAATGTGATAATTTGGATCTCCTTGTTTCAATGATGGATCCAGTTCGTATGCTTGGACATTGTGTCCTCGTTTCTTTGCTGCTCCTCCCCATCCTCCTTCGCCCAAAAACTCAATCAGGGAGGAACCGCCTAAACCTGCGAAGAGTTCAGCAAAATTGAGCCGATCTGCTGCTTTGAGAAGTGCCTCAAATACTTCCTCAAAGACATCATCGTTCATCTCAATCATCTCTTTGTTGAGGCTCTTTTGCCACCTGCGCCTAACTGCCTACGCATGGCAGGTCGCACAGTTCCTCTGGATTTGTTTCTTTTGTACCGCCTTGCAGTACGGCCACGTTTGACCTTTCGACTTTGACTCCATGCCTTGGCTTTTCCTGCTCGTACTGGACGATCTCCGATGTTTGCACGGGTGTATCCTCGAAAGCGTCCTTTGACGATGGAGTCCCATGCTTGGTCAAATGCCTCAGTCATGCAATAAACCCCCATTGATCGAAGGGATAGGTTGAATCAGCGGCACAGGCTTCTTCCATACATGCTCACACAAAGGGCATTCCCACAAGAACATTCTGTCCCTACTTCCCGCATAGAAACCGTTTATGCGTACAGCGAGAACATCAGCGTTGCATTTTTCGCACGTTTGGCTAACCTTGTCTCGATATGCTCTTGACATTTTACCGCCTCATACGTGGGAAGCGTGAACATAGGTTATGACGACTTGTGTTGATTGATCTAACGGGGGGGGCAATGACAAAGGATCGGGCAGGGATAATCTCGAACCAACGTTATAGTGAAGGTTTTCAGCCAAACTTCCAAGCGATTCACCTGCCGCTCCATAGCAATCAACCCAAACGAGCGAAGTTAATCCGTCTTCTTCACTTACCAAAGGCCCAAATTTAAGATCCACTCCCCACCTAAGATCAAGTGGATGCCCTGGCGGATAAGCAATTAGAGGGGTCTTACTTGTCCGATGTATTGGCGTGATTTGATATTCTCCGCCTCCTCCAAATGGCCGTCCAAGCGATACATCGGATTGGAAAAATAAATGCGTTTGACCAGCACCTTGAGGATATTGAACAAATCCATCAGGATCGCGGGCATAAATTACGCCTAAGTTGGGGATGGGAAGGTTTGCTGCATTAAGTCCAGCGACGAAATCATTTCTCGTCCCAGATTTACTTCCATCGCTATGTTCCATGGCTGACAATGGAACGGGACCTGGGCGAATGAATGACCTCTTATCTTCAATTGCATGTATCACGGGATTGCTTGCTCCTTTGCCAACTCGAACAGATGCCAATATGGTGTTCTGCCTCACCAACTCTGCACTCGGAGAACTTGGATACAAGCCGGTTGCAGTATCGACATATGATCCATAAACGAATCCAACATTGTTAGGAAGACGAGGATCGACATAAACCAGGAGTATTGCTTCATCCCCTGGGTTTGTTCCATTTGGTATCGCTGCGCCATGGTATGAAGAGTGATAGTTTGTTGTAGCACCGATGTCTAAAACCGATCCCGATCCAATGTCATAAAACATACCGTCAAGTTGGGCAACACCAGTGTCCACATACAATTCCTTTGTCGATCCTAACGTGCCGTTTGGACGTACACACCCATTTCCGCTGATCGGATTGTTTCGGTCGCTTTCATCGTATCTGTTTAGGGTGATTGGGATAATCCCGTTCCCTAAACCGTTCTCAACAAAGTTGGTCAAAGATGGACTGGCAAGAACATCGGTGTCACGGAGTCCATCGTTTTGATATGTTGACGATGCGGTCTTTTCATGGCCTTCTGCCAAATTAGTGTTCGACATATCAACAATTCCACCGTTTCAATGCCGCACCCTTTGGAGTCATTTTTCCACCTTTACTGGTTGGACCTTTGACTCCACTCATTCGGGCGCAAAAGGACTTACGCCTCTTAGCCTTCTTTGATCCAGCCTTGAGTTTGCTTGGCTTGGTGGTGACAGGTGGTTTGAGATTTGCGCCTTCTTCACGCTTGGCCTTTGCCCGTCCCTTTGCGTTCAAACCGCCCTTTCTGCTATGTCGGTTTGGGTTGTAGCCATGGAATGGCTTGGAATTTTTCTTTGCCTTTGAGATCATTGCTTTTGACAGCAAATCGCAACTTTCACACTCACATCTAAACGCTTTGACCATGGTTGGTTTCCCTCCTACTCCTTGGGGTTTGGATCGCTTACGGCGCGTAGCCGCTTTCTTGTCCGATTGGCTCATACCCCTCGTTGTTTTAGGGGTTTTGGAAGAAACCTTCTTTGAAGGACGACATTTTGGATAGCCCTTACTATCCGTCTTTGCTTCGCCACGTCCACAAGGAGGATGCTTGCCATCCTTATCCTTGCGAGAAACGTCAACCCATTTTTCTTTGAACCAACGCCTCAAGTCTTTTTCGATAAGATCCGAGATGGGGGCGTTGATCATGGTGAATCATTCCGTGTATTGGAAATTGGGGCATTCAAACGCATAGGCATGATCAGAGTGTCTTGGGCTATGTACCAAAAGACCACATGGATCCCAAGTCTGTTTTGCACCACATTCGGAGCATTTGCCACGCCTCTCACGTGTTCGGTTGCCATCCATTCCTGTGTATCGTTCTTTCATCAATTCCCATGCTTTCTCAAGTGCTTCGTGAGTCATTTCTTTTTGCCTCCCTTTGACTTTTTCTTCCAGCCGCCGCCTTTGGACTTGTACCACTTAGAAGCCCAACCGTTGGCGTAGGCCGAAGGGTACACCTTGAACTTGGATCGAGCCTTTGATTTGGCTTGCGACCAGAGACCTGGGTTGGTTGGGGCGTTGTCGCCCTTCTCGTCGCTTTTCATCAATTCCCATGCCATCTCAAATGTTTCAGTCATTATCGAACCTCCATCAAAATTTCAATCCGAACCTCGTTCGTTGTATTTTTTTGGATCGGGACAAACGTCGTTCGGAATGCAGGTGCGTCGAGGGCATTTGTTCCGTGCAAAACAACTTCTTGGATTGGTTGAGCCGATGCTTGCTGAGAATCAAAAAAAGCATTGATTGAGATGGTTCGATCATCGATTCTTTGAATCTCAACATTTTTATTCAGTTGAGTATTTCCTGCCCCACTGTCTCTGCTTGATGCTTTGGATCCAGACGAACCCAATGTGCAATTCTTGATCAGCGTTTGAAGGTGATCGGTCAAAGCGGCTTTGAGGGGGTCGAGAACAGGCATATCATTTCACCACGTACTTACGGCTCTTGCTTGAACCGAGGGGTACACCCCTTTTGTTATTATCCCGAACACCTATGCTTCCAAGGCCGTTTTTGTGTTTTGCACCTATCACAAAACCTGTATTATTTGTGTTCCTCACAGATAGTCGATGAACTGCAACGATTTGAATAGATGTGGACATCGATATGTTTTTGATGTCTTTTTCATCTGCTGATGAACTGTTCAATCCACTGACCACAACAGATTCTGTACGAAGATCTGCGAGTATTCCTTCGATACCTTTCTCATACTGTGCAATCACAAGATTTGTTTTACCAGTGGAATGAGTATGCTCTGCTTCAAACACAGCAAACTTTCCGACAACTCCGTGAGTTGGAAGATTCACTGAAATAAGATCACCTGCTGAAACCGATGTGGCATTCATTAAACCTCTTATTCGTATCATCGGCGCACCATTTTCAACACGGGAGAGCAAAGCCTTTGCGATGGATCTTGCTTCCTTCACTGTCTTCAAACCAGGTATCTGTTGACGCAATGTCTTGACCAAACCTTCTTCTCCGTTAGCCGCAGATTCCCTAATTCGTTCACTGTCTTGAATACGAACAAACACAATCTCATTTCCAGAAATCACATCCCCTACGATCACAATTTCGTTTGGTGAATCGAACAAACGACTAACGATGATGTCTTCGGCTCCATTTTCCACACCTAAACTCAAACCTGTATCGTCAAACACCTTGTCGGAATAAACAAGTTGACCTGCTCGGTAATTGATTATTTGACGATTATCGATTTGAGAGAGATTTCGGATCACATCCATAGTGTTCAAACCTCTTGCATCTCTCGATACAAATATGTCACTGTGTTGATTTCGCTCTTTCAATATCGGATGAGAGTCTGTGTTTTTGTTGATTTTGTTGCCAACTGATACCTGATCTGGTTTTGCTAATCGAATACCGGCAAAGTCGCCTCCAGCGTCATTCAATAATCTCATTGCTGCATCGGTGCTTCTCATACCTATGTTTCCTAACTGAACTCCTCGAAGGTTGGAAATATCGATGCCAGAATCTTTCAAATTCTTTTCGCTTAGGTCATTAAAGGACATGTAGTCGGTGTCTAAATCGTTTTTGACACTGGCAACCGTCCACTTGTTTCTGTTGCCATCGATAACATGCGGAGGGAATTGAGATTCATTGATATTTAGTCCATCATGTTTGATCCTTTGAGTTTCACCCTTTGATTGAATGACGCCCCGATCCTTACCGTTGGTTAAGGAGAATGAATTTTGTTGAGCCATGACGAAATCGGACGGTTCGTAATGCAGTAATCCTTGGAATGAGAGCGTTGTTTTTTCCACTGTATTCTTCTCTCGATTGTAAAACGGCCATGTGTGTCTTTGGATTTTTGATACAACAACTGCATTGTCGATGAAAGAAGGTGCAACCACCTGTTTCCTCACCGTACTTCTTGCATCAAAGAGAGTCCCCACCTCAGTTAAGGACGAAACATCTGTGTAATACCAAGTCATGCCAACATAATCGGATACAGTTGCCCCAGTTAGATCTGCCAAGGTTCCTGACGAGATCGTGATGTCATCGCCTTCTATGGATGAGTAAGTCAAAACGCCCGAATGGTTTAACGCAAATATCTTGCCGCCCCCTTTTGGAAGAACAGACGCATCATCCAAGGAATATACATTAGCCCCTTTGTTAGTCATCACCTTCACCCTCGGATACAAGCGGAGAGCATCTTGTGATTGACTGATTTCTCCATCCTTTGAATGTATGGCGTGATCGCCCATTATGCCCTTTGAGGTGTCGTAAAGCGTTTCCGATTGGCTGATTTTGCCGCCTCCTCCAACGTGGGATGACTGAGAATACCGTGGCTCTATGGATGGTTGCATGATCTCATCGTTTGATATTCGATGAGCGTCGGATTTTGCAAATTGAAGCATATTAGCACTTGGAATTAAATGCCAAACAACATCAAATTCATTGAAATCTGGGTACGAAATCTCAAACGAACCTTCTGCCGAAGTGATTGGTTCAACCTCTCCCAAATCTCGATCCGCATTCATTTCAAAGATTCCATACCTCTTGTCTCTCGTAAAAATTTGAGATCCGTATTTATCGTATGTTCCTGATAGGGATGCTCTTGGACCCAAAACAAAACCATCTTGTAAAAGATCGGAAGCAAAAGCAAACAATTTCAGTGGTCGAACTGGTCGAACAATATAGTCAACATATTTGCGAACTGGATGTGAAGCAACAGCCTTTCCAGTGTTTGAATCAACTTGAGATTTCATAGTGTCTTCGCCATTGCGTGAGATGTATGTTTTTCGCAAAATATACACTCCTCCCCACGCTGGAAGATCGGCGGAACCTCTGACAGCCCATGCATCCAAAGCATGTGTCTTGTGATCCATTCGTACAGAATCCCCAGTTAGAACTATTGCTCCTTTTGAAGCATTTGAATCGGGACTCCAAGTTGGCTTAGTGGTGAAGTCTTTTTCAGCCGTTGCAGTTCCTGCACCATCGACTGTGAAGCCTTCTAACTGCAATTGAGATTTGATCTGGTGCGATGGCAAGACAGGGAAGTGGTATCCAAGCATTAAATCGGAATGCAAAGAAACAGACCTTGTTCCAACCACTCCGTATTGGACCTTCTTATTTTCTATTCTTTCACTTTCAACTTCCATGACCAAACCAAGACGAGGTTCTGCCCTCGATTGAATTTGTCTTATATCGGAGATTTCTGAGGTCAGCAGCGGCATGGCTTCGTTCACTGTCAATGAAGAACCCGAAATTTGACTTTGACCGTTTGGAGGATACGAATATGTACCCAACGTCTTTGTTATCGGCCTCATATTGGTGTGTAACGCATTTCCACGAAGGTGATAAAATTGAGATCCAGTGACGAAATCTGTTGTTTGAGCAATTTTAGCACTTGGCGACAGCGTTTGATCATAGGACGCAGATCCTGTCCATTGTTGCAAGTCAATCCATGGATCCGTCCCCTTGTTCAACGGTTTTGTGTTAAGATCATAATACAAAGCAGGGTGAGGCGAAGCAGTTGCCGTGAATTTTTTGTCATATTTTCGTGACAAGTAGGACTCAACCTCTTTGATTTCATCTGTGGTTAATGCTCTTGGATAAAGGATGATCTCAGCGATTTGTCCTTGAAGGAAATAGGGACTTGGAACATTCGCAATTGAGGTTTGACCCGCCGTCATCCGCCAAAAGGCATTGGTTGCTGTTGCTTCTTGACATCCATTGACTCGAAGGGTTTGAGCGGCAGTAGCCCCTGCACCATCTCCTCCACTCATCACGCAAGCAACGACATCAGGTATTCCAACATTCATTCGATTCTCAACAGAAGAAGTGTAAAGTTGCCCCCATCCTGTGTTTTGACCCCACCAAAATCCCCATTGATCGGTCCCTGACCACTTGGCGTAAAGGTTGAATCCTTGACGACTCGGAGATCCGACAGGTGCGCGTCGAGAAGAGATAATTCCTTGATATGAGTTATCATCTGTATCCGAACACGCTACTGCAAAGAGAGTAAATTGAGCAGTATTCAATGACTCCAAATACCCCGCCGCCGATAGCAATTTATCGTTTCCATCACAATCAACTACGGGCATATTGTTGAAGTTAGCATTGCTTTTGACAAATGTGGGTTGTGCGGAAGCGGTTGCTTGAACAAATTCGATGTCATTTCCAGATGAATCAATCCAAGAGGTGATTGCATCTCCGTCTTGAAGATCGAGGGCATCCGCTTTCAGCCAAAGACTGGCTCCTGATATTGGCAGTTCGGTTGGGCGTGTATCATCCAACTCGTAATCCCATCCACCTGATGCCATAACATGAGGGGAAAGCATACCGTTTTGCGTGATGCCAACTCTGTTCCCAATACCAATTTTTTCATTTGGACTTAGCAATTCATTGCTTTGACGAATGTTTCTTTCGTCCTTCATAGCCTCAACTGTGAAATCATTTGCTACGAAACCAACAGGAACAGATCGTTCAATTCCTAAAGTGGTTCCGTAATTCCCCCAATCAATTCCATCCGAAATTGAGAACGGAGATGCAAGGTCTTGAACAGAGTCATGTATGCCTCCGTCGAACCTGCCACTGTTTAACATCGCTTGGGAATTTCCTGCATCTGCCTCATTCGGATCTCCTGCAAGCATATTCAAGGCATCGGATCCGGTTCGGAAGCCCCATGATCGCACAGGCAAGCGGCGACTAACATCAATCGCAACGCAAGGTTGGAACGTGAAGAATTGCTTGTTGAAGTCTTCATTGTCTGTATCCTTGTCAATGCCCATGACAACACCGATTTCTTTAGTGGGATCTATGCCATCTCCAATACCTTCTCCTCTCGAAAATCGATTTCCGTTTGAATTCTCACTTCTTAGTCGCAGAGTCCCACTTGCCTCACGAATTGTGGAATGACCCATCCGTACAGCCCCTGCACCTCGAAGTCCTTCGATATTTCCATGACCACTTGCATTTAATCCATTGAATCCCCAATTTTGTAGCCATTGAGCAATGTAAAGGCGTTCAAAAGCCGAACTCTTCAATGGTTGAGCATCTGTTGTTGGGTGCGATGCATTTCTTAAGAACAAACCATTTACAGCAGGGTAATCTCTTGATCGAGGCATCCCTGCTTCACGGTATCGGAACATCAAGAAATGTTCTCTGCTTGTGCCAAATAATGAAGGGTGGCTATATTCTGCAAGCCAGTTACATAGGAAAGCATCTGGTTTGGCTCCGCTGAACGTGTCGGCGTCTTTGATTAAACCGTGATCTGCGTCACTTGGTTTATTGAAAGATGTGCTTGGAACAGTGTTGCTGAGGCTGACCGGCGCAGCATTCATGTTCAACAGTTCTGGATCGTGGGCGAACAATGGTGGAACTGTTGCCAATTCAGTCGCTACACGTGGACGGATAACCCCTTCTGCAAAACCTCGAACAAACCAATTTCCTGTGCTATCTGCGCTTAATTTGCGAATTGGTTCTAAACGCCCACCCATGCCTAAATACTGATTTAGCATAAATCCATTGATCATGAACTCATTCGCAGTACCAAATCGATTATTTTCGGTCAGTGTTCCGCCCTGAACAGTCAAGCGTGTTGCAGACTTTGATCCTGATAATGATGCAGAAGCAAGAGCGAACTCAACTGATTGGCTTATGCCCTCTGCCTTGGTGTGTTCCTGACCTGGTGCGAAGAGATAATCCAAACAATTGCGGTGATTAACAGAGGTGTATGAACCGTCAACATCCGGCAATCTCATACCTTTCAACTCACTCAATGGTATCCCATCACCTGCAAACGATCCTGTCGCATAAGAAGAACTCACTTTTGCTTCCAGCGTATCCAACTCAAAAACAGTTGCAGAATTTGTGTTGTCTCCGCTGCCAAACCCATGGTGTTTGTATTCAGTTTCTCCCTCAAACATCAGTGAATAAGCAGATCCATGTGATCGATGTAATTGACGCCTCATGCTCATCGGAGTACCCCGATGAAGAGTTGGAGAAACGAATGAATGTCCGTATCGAGCAAATCTAATTCGGTGATGAGGTATCAAATTTCCAGTTTCGACACCATTGTTTGTCTGTTTGAGAACACTTCCTCTCTCTGCATGATCAGAGATTCTGTGCGATGCAAACAAACGAGTTTGCCCACTTCTCGCACCACCGTCCTCAGCGCGAAGGTTTAGGCCATGGTACTGTTCCAGTTTGTCATGAAGAATCCGCTGACAATGAAAAATGAGCATTCGATCATGAGTATCGAATTGGGACGTTTCATTGCTGTTCTCAGCAACTCCCGCTTTTCTCGGATTTGGGGCTGATAATCCGCCCATACCCCATGTTTTGTCTGACCATGCTTGCACTCGATCATGACCAGAACGAACAAATATACCGCCTGGTATATCATCTTGTGATGGTAATTGAATCTTGAGATTCGGAGTTAGATTTCCCCCTGGCGAAGATGGGCCAACCTCAACTAAGCCTGTTAATGGATTTTCTCGTTCATTTGAGAATGTGAAATCCCGAATAATCGTCCCCCATGGCGATTTTCCCTTCAAAACCAATTTGTTGCCTTGACCATCCAAGACCTCAATGTCATCAAAAACCCGTTCTTCATTGCTGATGTTAAGGCCAGTCACTCGATTCTCATTTGTAGTACCAGTCATCCTAAAGGGACGCGCATAGGCTTCTTGATTTGAATCCTTGATCCCGTGCGTTTGGTGGATGGTCGCCATTGAAAAATTAGTCAAATGAGGATCTGCTCCATCCTTGTAAATTGATGCTGTCGTAGCCGATGAGAAGGATCCCTCGTATCCATTCTCAAGAGCGATTTTATGACTTGTGGAAACAACAGGCAATTCCACGCCCCCCTCCAGCCTCTCAATTCTCAATTGATTTGAAGCAATATCGGAGATCGTATTTGGATGCAGAGAGGTTATCCCTTCGATGTGAGGCGAAGTAATGTGATAGTCAGGAGGGGGTATCGACGGCATATTGCACGAATTCAGCCCCTCAATGCTAAATCGATTGTACCCGTTCCCAGTTGTGAAAGCAACTGCCTCTCGACCGTTTTTCGTGTGGTGGTTTGTTGCCGGTAAGCCCATGTTTCCCCCATCCATAGGTTTTGCAACAAATTTGTGAAGTCCAATCGATCCAACTCCTTGGACAACTGGGCCTAAGTTTGCTTCCGACCAGTAAGAATGAGGCGTTATTTTCTGCCATGCTAAAACAACGGTGTGAGTTGCTCCAACATCTGTTGTCAAAGACACACCGACGCTCGACAATGAATCGCCAGCCGATGGGCTTCCAGTAAATGTGTATCCGGTGGAACTGAACGTCACGTATGAGTAGTTTCCACTTCTGTAAAGCAAAGTTGGAATCGCACTCAAATCATATGTGCCTATGTTGAGATACTTTGAACCTCCTCCTGTGCCGTCAATTCTTAATTGGTAATGACCAATCATTTCAGTTGGGAAGCCTGTGCTGCCCAATGTTTTGATTTTAGCGATCACCGAAGATCCACTGAAGTATGTAAGGCTCTCAATCTTGTATTTTTGATCCATCGATTGACGGACATATCTTGCTTTTAGGTACGATGTCTTGTCTCGCTCTCCAACCATTTTGATTCTTCGAGAATTGATTTTAGCAGCAATAAAACGCGTTGCTTCTTCTGTTCCCAGATCGTAAGTATGAACTGCGCTTGCGTGATCAATGCGTTGTTGCTTGAGATCAACTGCGATGACATTTTTTGCTTCTGCTATTGATGAAGATGCCGCCGCCAAGTTTGTTCTGATCAACACCGTCACGCCTTGACGCCAGTCAGTCGAATTTACTCCCGACTCCCAATCTTCTATGTCTTCATGATCATATTCAGTATCAGGGTAAGTGATGTGCATTGACATGATGCCCGATTTTGGCATACCATCTGCTGTTTTACCCATCAGCCGATATTTGGCTGGATAAAATGAACGAGGAAATACATCTGCCATTTACATCACCAAATGTTGCGGCCAGCCCAAAGGGTATCCGCCTCAGCAAATGACAACCTACGCTTCCATAAAGCGACTTCGGACAAAAATCCAGCAAAGTGTATCGGTCCTGCTGAATTTGTTCCTGTCGTGCCGGTTGCATCAATTGTTCCGTATGTGCTTGCTCCAGACAGCATACCACTGAAATATCCCACAAACGGAGGACATGGAAATCCTCCTTGGGTATTCTGCGCCCCTGTAAATTGAACATAAGGTGCGCCAATCAAAGCACACCCAATAGTAGCCATATCCAAATCACGGATAGTCTGTAAAGCAGAAGGCACATCAGGGTGATCGGCAACACCTCCTGCATACCCGTTTGATTGTGTATCAAAGGTATTTCTTTTGTTAGGACCAATCGCTGCGGGTCCGTAGTTTTGATCCGGCACATTTGACATCCACAATGAAAAGTCGTGAATTGAAGGAGACATACCGGCACCTGGGTCGTTTGGATCAGTAATCCCAACGGTGTTGCCTATGTAACAATATGATTCGCCTGTGGTTCCGTCCACTCCTGCCATCACAAAAGTCCATCCACCAGTATTTACTCTCAAGACCCCGCTTGGCATGGCTTGAGGAACTAAAACCGATGTAGCAATAGGAAGGCCGAAGGGAACTCCTGTTGCATTGCTAAGTGCAACTGTCATCTCCTGATCTGGTCCTACTGGTGGCTGACCCGCAACATGCAACCCCCATGGATGTCCTTGAGTCGTGGTTCCATCGTTGTAAATTCCGTGTAGTATTGGACCTGTGAAATGAGTTAAATCCGCTCCTGGTTTAATCACAGCAGATATTCCCCATTTTGCATTTGATGCGCTTCGAGGATCAAATTCCTTTACCTCTCCATGTTCTGCTTCGATTGTCCCTCCATTGTTATTGAATAGAGCAACCACGTCTTCATGCCACCATGATTTGGCCCTAAGACTCGATCCCCCTGTCACCTCAATGCCATCAGTGATTGTTGGGGTGGTTGTAGCAAAACCAGTTGATGTAAGGCGTACTTTGCGATTATACAGATCCTCACGCCATTCCGTGTTATCTTGTGTAAAACTCCCTATTCCAAATGCTTCGTTTGGTATCGCATTGTCAATGCACCTCACATACATTCGGCATAATCCAGTAGGCTCACCGTTTTCGTCCAACTCATCTCGATGGTGAAATCCCCGAAAAGTGTTGTCATTGATCGTATCTTCATTGCGAAGATCTGTGAAATCAAGCACAGCAGAAGCACCTTGGAAATCTCCCAAATTTTGGAATCCGCTAAATCCTGTTGGGCCTTTGGATAACGGATGATTGTATTCCTCCGAATAGTCGCTGTTTGTACCATCGCTAACATCAAAAACGACACCAGTATGCCCTCCTCCGAAGAAAATAATACCGTCTTTGTCCATCAATGGATTCAAGAATACAACGTCCAAGCCGAGAACTTCCGCTCCCGAATTATCATAAAGTGAATCATAGAATGCCCTTGCGTCCTCATAGGGGCGAACATTTGTCAGCGTCACAACTCCTGTTTCAGCACTTGTGGGTCCAACCTCATCGACAGTTGCCAAACTTGAACCAATCCTAATGATGATATTGACATCTTGATTTGTTTGGCTTGCAAGGATGTTGGATCGGGCCAAATAATCTATGGTTCCGATCTCAACATTTATTTTTGAAATGACACCCGCAGAATAAGTGCCATAAGCGTTCCCTGATGTGCCTACATTGGTTGTTTTTGCGGTGTACCGCTGTCCGATACCATCATATGATCTTATGTCGTTTGAAGCCCATGCGATAGTACGACCATGTGGTGCGCCAGTAAATGTGGTTATAGGAACAAATGTTTCTCCATCGGATCCAATCGGAAGGGGTGCAGCGAAAGAGTTGGCTCCATATGTTCGACTGTTCGTTGCTAAAAGACCACCAAAACCAAACGCTTGTATTGGCCTGTAAGCGTATGAACTCCTGTTCTCAAACCATACTGCGAAATTTCTTCCAGCAGCACCAGGTACTGTGGAATGGATCACAATTGAAAGACCTTCTTCGCCATCCTTTGATTCCACAGGGCTTCCCATAAAAGCACGAACATAACCAAGATGAGATCCATTTGCGTTAATATCATCAATGTATGTATCATAAGCACTAAATCCCTTTGTAGTCTTTGATTCTTCGTGTCCACTCATGTTGATCCTACGAATGACTTCATTCACACAATCTGAAAAACTCTGCGATTTTGTTGCAATGTCTCTCAACTGAATCTGCTGAGGCGTAACATATGATAAACTACCCGAACTGCTAATTCCTTTCAATCCCGCAAAGTATGGAATGCACTCAATTGGTAATCTTGAATATACATCATTCTTTCCTCCGAATTCGTTGTATATGTCGAACTCAAGACCCGACATACTCACACGATCATTGAAGATTAAAATCAAATCTCTCGCCATATAAACTTGAGAATTGGGGTAAGTCCGAACCCCTTGGTCATCCTGACCTAAGCATTCTTGAACTGCGTCTTGAATATCTTCAATGATAGTCTGTTGATTTGAGGCATCATAATTTGGAGATTGAGGGTGAACATTGGAATTCGCAATAACCCCCCCTAACATCACAACTGCGCCTGTGAACAAATGTGCATCTGCTCTTGTCAATGCCGCTGTATCAAAAGTCCTCAACGTGTCGGATCCAAAAGATCTCACATAAGCCAGATCAGGATATATCCGATTCAAGGTGTTATCGATTTTGTGTATTCTCATCATGTAGTAGGACACGTCTTGCCTATTGGCATCTTCCGTTACAATTCCTTCACCGATGGTGACAAAACACTTCCCATTGACATTTCCAGCCCCGTCTATGTTTAGACCTGCTTCGTTTTGAAAAGCCTCTGTATCGTCAAGTTGAATGTACGAGTTAGTGGTCCCAATGGTGAGAGCGTATCCAGTGACGACGCCTTGGATTATGGTGTTTTGACAGCGGATCGCATAGGAATTTGTAAATGAAGTGATTAACGGTACATCTTGGTTGACCCTAATTGCAGCGATTGTATCTCTCATACCCCAGTCAATGGCATTCTTTCCTTCAATATGTTGCGCTTGAGGCCGATTTCCTGCGGTCATGGTGGCATCAACAACCATGGTGAAGTCTTGCCCATAAGGATGCGCCAAATCGGTTCCATCCCCGTGTATTTTTTCAATGTCATAAAACATTGAAGGGAACAAAGGAATTTCTGTCAAAGCCCTTGTTGAAGCATAATGAGTTGATGTTTGCTTATCATTCCGAACAGAAGGGTTTCCAGTTCCAATGATTCGATCTTTCCAACCTGCGAGGTTGTTATGTTCGTCCCATATGGGCTTGGCGTCTATTCCTCCTTGCCCCAAACCGCCAAGTGACAAGGTAGTTGTTGGAGTTCCTAAATCTCCAATCTCCTTGATTGGAATCGACTCCCCCATGTTCAAATCTCGATCAACCTGTTGGTTAGAAAAGTCCATCAATTTGGAACGGCCTCGAACTTCTAACTCAGCCGCATTTCCTTTAACTTGAACATTGAATTGTTCAGCACGGCCAGTCAACAATGCGATTTCGATTGTGATCAGCGATGGAGATATTGAATTAGCCGAAGTCATAAAATCATCCAACACGGCATGTCGGCTATGATTTGAAGGTACGACTAAAACAAGATTTTCATTGAATGAGAGTGTATTATCGATCACATTGAAAACTTGCAGACTTGATCTTGAAAGCCCAGAAGGGGTTTGTTTTGTCGAACTGTGCTGTTTTAGGTTGGACCCAACTGAGGGAGTTATGACCATGACATGATGAGATGGGTTAGATGTTTGATCTGGTATGTTTGGATTATCAACTGCTCTCGGACGGCCATATCCAAGTATTGAGTTCTTCATTGAAATAAAGCACTCGCTCACATCAATGTAAGGCGATTCCATTCTCCCACCTTGACCATGAGATTTCAATGCATGAGAATGAAGTGGCCGTTTGAAGTTGGCAGATGGGATGCTGACCAAACCTCCAGCGGCAGTTATCTCAAGTTGCACGTCGTTATTGGCCGCAGGAGGGGATATGTAGGGCTTGAGAAGGATGTCCGATAATGTTCGAGGGGTTCCGCCAATGTCAAAGACCGTGGAGGCGGCTGGAACGGTTTTTTGGACGATTAAGTATGGCTTCTTTGTTCCAGCATAGAAGTTACTCATGCTTTCATTGAAATCGCTTTTGGGCAGACTTGTGCCAGCCACGACTTCTCCTGTAAGATCAATAGCATCATAATAAATTAGGATCCGGCTTGGGCCACCGTTTGAAGTCAATACCGAAGGTGACTTGATCGAAGCAATTAGCGGTTTGTCAACTGGGGTCAAATGACGAATATATCCATCGTTTTTTGGCTTTCCATCAACGATTTCGGATTCATAATCAATGTCAAGCCCCTTAATCATGAAAGGCCGTATGTCTTCAACGGCTATGGCTATAATCTCATCGTGAACTGATGATGAAACATTGCTCGAAAGAGAATTGTTGTATTCCCCCGCTCCTGCTTGTATGACAATACGATTGAAAGGTTTTCCTGAATCACCAACTCCATACGAGGTCAAAGATTTATTGATCACGCTTTTGGTTTCTTTGGAATATACCGTTTCTGTGATCTTTACGGGTTGATTTTCGGAGAAAACCGATTGTAGTGCGACCTCATCCGTTTTCATAATAAATTCGTCAACAACACCTTGGATTGTTTGTTTCACCACTTGACTATCAAACGCTGGAACTTTGCTCAAAAAGAAGTCAGCCTCAACGTGGTTGTAAGCGGTCATACCCGCCATCCCCGAATATCCCTCCTCTGTTGGTTCGTTGAGATCAGACATCATATCACCGTATATTTGTCGAGGAAATACCCCTGCACTTGTTGCCTTTCGGCGTCATTCATGGACTTTTCGTAAAGAATGAATTCTGCCAATTCGCTGTGTTGAAGTATTTTGTTCGTCGCTGTTCCCGTTTTAGCGGCTGGATCGAATGATGCTCCACGGCCAAAAATGGTGAAGAGAGAGTTATCAAAATTGACGGGTCCGGTGATCTTAGCAACAAAGGTTGTTTCGTTCGCAGAGTGGTAGTGAACTGTCATATTTGTAGTTGTAGCATCGAATGTTGCAGAGAACAAACCTGGTTCGCTTAGGCTTGTTGAGGATGCATTTGTAGTTGTAATCCCGTTGTTGGTCAAAAAGGAGCCTCCGGCAGACGCTGCGAAGCCAAAAAATGTCTTAGGCAAGCCTCCGTTTTGCCCAATGAGATCAGTATTATATGCTCCACTGTAACGCGCTGAAACAAGCCAAAAGGCTGTGAACGATGTACCTGCATGAATAATTTGCTTTGATTCTCCATCGTTTGTTCCGATGTTCATCAAAGCCCCATCGGAAGATGTGCATTTCAAAGCAGGTTTGGAGTTGAATGAAGCACTATTTTCCTCATACACCCATGTTCCTATCGTATAAAGTGAAAAATCATTCCCACTTTGATCAGGAAGATAAGAAACCGTTGCTCCGTCCGATACTCCAGTTAATGCCCCTACATTGATCCACATAAGCAAATTGTCCTTTGGAGGATCGGGTTCAGGATTGATTGAAATCGATGCGGCAGTACCTGTTGTGATTCGGCTTTGAGTCGATGAAAAGTAAGCGGTGTTTCTGTTCCTGCTTCGATCTTCAAATCGTTGTCCTTGAGTAAATTCGGCACGTGTGAATGCGTCTTTTTGACGAGTAGTCATATTTGCGACAGCGGCAGATGTGTCTTTGTTCCCAGGGTCAATGATTAAATCTCCATTCCCCAAAGTGAGCCAAATAGGAGTGCCATCTGCGTGGTCAAATATCAAACCTTGACCTTTGGGATTGTTCTCAATAGTTGCTGACGCAGTGTCATCATTTACCAAATGGACCGACTGGCAAACAATACGATTATTTGCAAAATCTAAGGAAATAATTCGTATTCTTTCAATCGGATTTACCATAGGATCCAGATCCGAAACAACGGCTGTTCCAACCGTACTTCCAGTGCTGAGATTAACTAAACGTGCGCTTGCAGTTTGTGAAAGTCCGGTCAAGGGATGAGTTCCCGATTGGTTAATCACCGCATTCAATGAAGACTGTCGAATGCGATCAGCCCCTAAATAATCCAACGAACCCGTTGTTGATCCATAAGTGGATGAGTTGACATTAAGACTGGATGCATACCATGTTTGCTTTTTTACATCTGGTAAATCAAGCCCTGTGATGTAAGATGCCAATCTTTCAAGGGCTGAGTATTCATCGTTTTTACCTGATGCATGATCGGGATGTTCGTACACCTTGAAATAGCCATAATCATTGATATTTTGAAAATCATACCCAAGCATGACCATTGGAATTTCGAGTAGCGAGGTAAAGACAGAAGAGTCCCTTCCTTGAGATCCAGCCGTTTCATTTCGATTGTTGAAGAAATGCACATTCGGCATGTGAATCTCATCATTAAAATCCCAAAAACCAATTGTTTGATCTTGGACAAAGAAAGGTTGTACGGAAGGCTCTATGATGCCTCTTGAAATACGAACACTCTCAATCAATCCTCTGTATTCGCCTCCTCTCCCTCCAATGAAGAGATCGGATGAAACATTGTCCAAAATACGATTTTCAATAAGATTCAGGGAAGCAACCAAATTTCCATTGACAAAAATCTTCATCTCATCCCCAGTGAACTGTGCGGAAACCATCATCAAAGGCTGCGCTCCTTCGGTTAGATCGCTTGGTTTGTGCTGCCCTCCAGAGTATGTGCCAGAATGAGATTCGAGAAGAACGTTGATGTCAAAAGCAGTAGCAACTGTAAATACACGCCCTATGCAATTAACACTGAATTCTATGGGCGCATTCTTGAACGGATCTCCGACTTTCAAAGAGAAACACCCTGGCTTTGAAACAACTGTTCCGCCATAATTGGGAACGATAAACGCTTCAATGGTGAACGGTCCTAATATGGCGTTCAAAGGGTTGCTCTCAGCCGGAAAATGTATTCTTCCGATCTTGGTCGCATGGCTCTTCGTTGTATTTATTGATCCGCTGTATGTGGGCCTAAGCAAGTTGATTCCGCTTTCTTTGAACTGGCCTGTTGGAACCACAATACCGTCTGTAAATCCGTTAAATCGGATTGCCTTTGAACGAAGAGTGTGCATTGCCATGTATCTCACAACCCGATCAATTGTTCAACTGGGAGCATGGTGAGAGAGTAGTTCCAGACAGAATCACCGGCCTCATAACCAGGATCAAAGGTGCTAACCACGGCAGGGATTGCGACCCCTTGATTGGTGAAAGGACTTGGGCGAACAGTCTTGTTGTTGATTGTTTCAAACGGATCGTAAATCTCAGTATTCGAGTTAGAAGAAATATCAGTGCCAGGTCCCGAAGGTATCAAAAATTGCCTCAACTCTCGATTCCCACTAACGGAAGATGCAAGGGATTCGTAAGGGATTCTGATCCCCACAATATATTTTCTCACGGCTTTTGCATTTCCAATGTTTAAGAACTGTGATGAATCAACTGACGCTATTGAATTTGGCAAATCAATCATTGAACCTGCCAAAACTTGTGGGCTAATCAATCCCCCGCCCACACTTGGGTTGACAATCATGTTGAGAAGATCTTGCAATTTATCTCCTCTTGTCAATTTAACAGGATCCACTCCACCACGCATGTTAGATACGAAGAATTGATTTGTCCAAGACTGAGAACTTGCTGACGCACTTTTCTCAACCACGACGAGTATGTTTCCTGATTCACCCACTACATCGTTTCCAATCTCAATCAATTCATTTGCGTATGCTCCTGATGATCCATTTTGAGTTTCAAACGAAATCGATGCTGCTTGTCCTGCCTTAGAAGATACGGTACAAACGTTCGTAAATGCAGTTGTAATTCCATCGACCTTGATGCTCGATCCATTCAAAGCATTTTGAATCGCAGTTGAAAGGGTGCTGGTATTAGTGGTCGAGGATATGTCCGTGTAAATGATGCTGGTGGTGTCAACGACGTTTGATGCGCTACCGTTCTTCAAAAACAATTGATTTTTTTCACCCAAACCGGCATCAACTTGACCCTTTGTGCGGAAAGAAATAACGACATCCTCCATCTCGTCAATCATTGCGCTCCAAAGCAAATTCAATGATCCACACCAAGAAGTTGCACCTGCTGCGCCAAATGCCAGTGACAAATCTATGCTCATGTTTGCTCCAACACCAGGGGTTGGTTTTTCGTCATCACTAATCACTCCTTCAACGGTGATGGCGAGAGATGGAGTGTTCAGGTCTAAGGCTGCACGTGTGGCTAACAGAGGGATCGGGTGAGGACCGATAATGTTTCTTTGAACTGATAAGGAGATATTAGTCGCTTCCAGTTCAACAACCCCTCCATCACGACGGATCAATTGGATCATTGGCATCAAATCACGCCCCTTGTGTAGGAATTGCCACGTGATTTGGTTCGCATGACCTTGCTAACTTCCTCACTAACAGCCTTTGCAATCTCCTTTGCATTGCCTCCTCCGCTGACGTTAATGGTGATGTTATTTGTGCTTCCTCCACCGCCCATGTCGCCTTTTATCGAAACAGGGATCGTTCGCCCGTCAGGAAGTGGAACAACTGCTTCTGTTCCATGTAATGCTACCGGATAGCCACTGGATGGACCGCTTGCTACTCCACCATCGCTGAATCCCAAGTAGTCAGCAGCACCGCTTATCTTGCCACCAACGCTACTGACCACGGAACTAATTCCGTCTATCAGCCATGCGACCTTATCGATGATGGGTTCAAGTGTTTCCATGAGCGTACCCATTCCTGCGGAGAAATACGGCAATAACCAAGTAATCAATTGCATCACTTTGTCCATAATCACCCCTAAAATCCCTGTGACAATCCGAACAATTGGATCCAAGAATGCGAATACAGCAAGGACGAACCTAACCATCGGAGGTCCGAGTCTCGCCCACACTTTGATGTATATCGACACAAGTGCGCCAAAAACAACGATAATAATTGACCAAACAGCCGAAATCAGTTCGATCACCCTCACTACAAATTCAATGAGGCCGCTACTGAAAAGAAATTTGATCACCATGTCAAACGACGAGCGAATACCGTCGAGTAAGTCTTCAAAGGTAAATCCAGTCTCATCAAGAGCCGAGAAGATGAACCCAAAAGCAACAGCAACTGAGCCGACCAAAACCCCAATTGAATCGATTATTCTTTGGATCATACCTGCTTCCTCCATCTTTTGTACGATTGTGCCAATTCCCAATATAATCTCTGTGTAAAGAGTGATAAATACGATCAGGATCATCCCTAAACCATCAAAAATTCCCTGCAAACCTGCCAACACAACTGTTGCTGTGCCTTCAAAATCAAATCCTCCTAACGCCCCCATTAGTGTGTCAAAAGTATCCTTGATCGCTGCGAATAATCCCTTAGATGCTTCACCGACTTTGTTGAGAATTTCAAAATTCCCTGCGCCCTCTCCTACGTAAGACGAAAGCAAATATACCGCAGCACCAACGGCGGCAAAAATACCTAAGATCATGATCATAGAAGTGTTCATCATACGAATTGCCTTCAACATCAACCCAATTGGACCCATTGCCACCTCAACAGCCTCTCCCACCTTTTCCACCTCGTCGGTGAATTTAGGAAGCACTTCTTTGGCAGTTTCAAATGTGTTTTTGGTGTCGATAAACAGATCTAAAAATGGGCCAAATGTCTTTTGCATCAGTTTGTATTGAATGTTGAGAAGATTTGCTGATTTTGCGTTTTTCTTGTTGAGAACATTCATCTTAGCGAGAGATGAAACATATTCGTCAAGTTGTCCGATCTTAATCACCACTTATTTTTTGATTATGACGCTCAAAGAAGTCGGCATCGCTTGTTGTGCGTAGTGGTTGCCCCTTATTGCCTCTTCCGTGTTTCATTTGCCTTTCTGCCTGTTTCTTCATCCGTTCGAGCATCTCCGCCTTCTTATCTGCGGCTGCTCGCACAATCATGTAATCGAGCAGAACCCGATCTGGAGGCTGATCATCCCAAAAATGGGGGGGGCAGTTGAAATGCGTTCCAAGGGCGAATGTAATTGCTTGGTACGATAAAATGGTTGCTTGGGAAAGATTGAGTTGAGGCCGATCCTCTTCTGGCAGATCTTCATCAAGAAAAGCAACCAAATCCTCGTACCCTACTCCAAAGGGCTAACGCCACCTGCAAATTGACCAATAATTTGATTGAGATCAGGTAGTACGGTTCGGATTGCATTTCCTACATCGGGGTGCAAGTTTAGAAGATCTTTCTTAGAAAGGGCGGGTTCGGTTTCGACCACACAGTTGGTCAAAACATACCGCCAATATCCGCCCAAATCGATGTCTGGTGCAACAACTCCTTCGGAGTCTGTTTTGAAAGAAACAAAGCGAGACATAGCGTCTTGCTGTTCAACCCAAGAAAGTTGCTTGACATAAACGACCAATTCCCCCATTGGAGTTTCAAGGAGATGTTCAGTCGGAGTATTGCTGAGGATGAAGGCATCACGCTTCGCCATCATCGCTCACCTCTTCGGTAGTTGATACTTCTTCAACAACTGGGGTTGCATCGTCTTTGACCAAACGTGCAATTAAGTCTGTTTTGTTGCCGTATGTGGGGAGATCTCTTTGACTCAACATCACACGAAGATCGTTCACAAGCATATCGCCATATTTTCCTGATGTGGTCGATACAACTTCTTCAACAGCCTGAGCCAATCCTTCTCCTGATTCATCAACATAAGTTGGAAGATTGATGAACATTTGAACATTATCTGCACTTAAGCCGACTCCGTGTTCGATCTTAGTTCCTACAATTGACCAGTCAACTGGTACTCTCTGCCCATTAAACATCACAAATCCTACAATTCGCATGATAAATCCCTGTCCTGTATTTGTCTTAAAGGCTCACTATCAAAGTGCCAAATAAGGTGAGTTCTCTTCCACTTTAAGATGGCGCACAAGCAAATCAACTTCAACAATGACGGCTCCTTTGTCATCAGGTACTTGGTGATCTGCTTTCACGATGGTGTAGTCTTCGAGGGTGATGGTTGCCGATTCCCTCGTAGCGTGTGATCCTCGTTTCTTCAAGCGAAGAACAATGTCATTTGAGTTGAGATGGTGCTTTCGAGTGCGAACTTGCTCCCAGAGTCGGTCGTCTTCAACGATGGCTGAGAACCGGAAGGCGTATGCTCTCTTTGATTCTGTGATCTCAAATGCTGTTGAGGTGCTTCCCAATTGGACATGATCGGAATCCGATGCGCTCCCTTCATACCCACGGATGTAATGCCTTGCTTCATTTCCGTTTGTGATCTGGAACTCAAATTGAGTGCCACGGAGAACTGGTGCGCCAAAGACCTCAATTGAAATGTCTTGGAACAGATACGGCTTTTCACCATTGACAGCGATTCCACTCACTTTACGATTTGCTGCTGTGTTTGCAGTTGTTTCAAACATACGATGTGGAACCATATCTCCGCCAGTATCGGTGTAGTGCCGAGTTGCTTCGTAGGATAGATCCATTTTCAATTCACCCTCGCTGTTTGCATTGACAGTTGCTGATTCAATTTTGCAACCGTTATACAGTCGGAGCAACTGATTTGTTCCTGGGCTTTCATCCGTTGATCGGAATGATTGCTCAATCATGAAAGTTGGCAAACGAGTGCCACCAAACATGGTGTGAGATACGCCATTCTTCAATTCCTTGGTGGTTGAATCAATGTGAGGGCTTCCTCGCTTATCGTCATCGAGATATGAAAGCCTCTCGACTCCACATTCGTCAAGAGTGTGTGCGAAAAGGAATGGTTCCTCAACATAGACATAATCACCAACCGCTGCGATGACTCTTCGGATTTCATGCTTGAATACCGTAGGCAAAGTTGCATCAGCACCAGGTATGGAATGGCTATTTTTGTCAATGATTCCGATATATTCGCCAGCCGTGAATTTTGCCGCCGTGGTCGTTCCGACCTTTACTCGAATGTCATCGATTGCGATGCTTGCCGTGATCGCTGGAAGCAGGGCGAGCGTACCATCGGTTCGGGCGTTATTGACCGCACCTGTATCAATGTCCAAGCAACCATTAACATTCGCTCCTACAAGTTCAGTGTATGATCCGTATGTCAAAGCACCTCCTGTGCTGACGTGCTTGAATATGCCGCCATCAGCAGAGACTTGATCGTGAACCGTCGTATAAGCGGCTCCAAGTGTGATGCTTGTTGGAGTGGCATGAGTTGATGAAGTCAAACCGATCAACAAATTCTTGCCAGCCTTATCAACACCCAAACCAGTCATGGCCGTACCTGCAATTGCCGTAATTGTGTCAACTCCTGTTGCTCCAACCACTTGAGCGGTACACTGTAAAAGGGTTGCAACTGCATCTTTGAGATGAAGAGGTCGAGCGGTTAGGATTGTATTTGCGACTGTGGCGTGAGATAACTCTCCATTGTTTGATCGAGAACTAACGCCCCCAAGTGCGTATTTCAACCAGCGGAGGGTGTGAGCGTTAAGCGACATGCTTCCTCCAGCGAGGGTTTCTTTGCCGCTTGTAAGGACGTTCACATCTCGACCCATGCCGATGATGTGTTGCTGTCGAACATCAATCTCAGGCTCAGGGAGGCTGAAAGAATCAAGGAGTCCAAAGAATTGATCCGTGCGAACTTGAGTTGCAGAGTCAAATGTTGGGCAGCGGATGGAATGAATTTTCATCACATCATTTGCTGCTGCGATTGCTGTGCCACTTACCAATGCAGGTTGAACCGTGATTGTACCTGCCGATTGATCACTTGCAATGATGTAGTAGGTTCGACGGGTGGTTGCAAAATCATCGGAAGCAAAATTCCCGCCCGCGCTGATTGTCATAACACAGCCGACCAAAGCATTCTCTGGAATTAGGAGGACTGGACCCGTTGCCACCCAAGGTGCATCTGATCCAATTGTGATCAAACTGGTGTTTCCAACTGGGGCGGAGGACGCCCATCCATCAGTCGTTGTATCTCCTGTTGCAATCAATCCAGTCTCTTTGCCCCATGACACTTCTGCAATGTCGCCCTTGAATATCGTGTTCACCATTTTATCGCCTCATTTTATGTGATTGTTTCCAGAACTTCGCTGAATGTGATAACTTCTGCTTGAAGTGTGTATCGGAATAACCCCTTGCTACGATCCGACAAATCGGTTCTCGTCTTGAAGATAACCCTGTCAAAGTCGTTTCCATTGCCCTTTCGGAACTTATGGATGATCCGCCGAACCTCATCTCGAAGTGCGCCCAGTCTCTTTCTCCCCTTTGATGTACGAACATCGATGGTTAAATTGACATGGATATTTACAAAGTCAAACAACAATTCTGGTTGCGCTTCATTGTGAGCGGTTTCAAAAATACGGATCACGTCTTGGTCTTGAAGACGAGTTCGCTTTCCCTCGCCCCGATCAAGAACAGCAATGTCTTCAATCGAAGGCTTTGGAGAAAGGTTCCATTGGGCATTCAGCAGATCACGGATCGACTCAATTGCATCCTTTGCCATCACATAACCTCCTTCATTTTTTGTATTTTGTCATCGATATTGCGAGAAAAATGATTGTTTTTTAGCCTCGCTGCAACAATTTCTTTCAACTGTTCCTCAGTATAATCATGACCATCCGCTTCATTCATTTTTTTCTCTTCGAGAAGCATCTTTTCTTCAAGATCACGCACCCCCCCATTTATGGCATCGTCTGCTAAAACAGACAACTCCTTTGACAATTTCATAATTTTATCATGATTTGCAACGACGGCGATGATAATCAAATCAACCACCCATCCCTGCGACAATGATGGTTTCTTGATATGGAACAAGCATTCGCTTCACTTCCTCCTCCATCTTTTGGATCTTTGCGTTTAGATCGATATTGGACGAACCTTCTGGAAAGAGAACAGTGTAGTCATCCGTCATAATAATGTCAATTGCCACCATTTTGATACACACTTCTTTGATCACCTTGTCAAGATAACGCTCACCATAAATGTAGGACACCTTCAACGAATGATTCTCATAAAATGGATATTGGTTGTTGAACATTATGGCTCCGTTGTCTTCCATCGACCACCAATCGTATTGGCGTTCTTCGTCATTCATATCAACGTTCAAGCGTTGTTGCTTCACAATGACATCTGTGGCTAATGCAGCAATTGTTCCTCCTGTTGCATCATCAACCACTGTGAAGGTGTTCCCTGATCTGGTGCATCGAGCAATGTGTGTGGTCGAACCTATTGTGAAATAAACCAAACCGTTTGTTTTGGTAAATGACCCTGCATCATCGACTGTGAAATTGGCTCCTGCAACTGAGGTGATATTTGCTGAGACATCTGTGCCTAAAGAGAATACAAACACATCAGGATTGGTCGTTGCAATGGTGTTTGATTCACCTTCTTCTGTTGATCGCAACGATGTGATGACTATTTTTCCATCACCCTCATCACTGTTTGCAACTGCCAAAAATTCGTCGTGAAGGTACAATTGTTTGTCGTGTTCTTTCAAATCCCCTATTGCAATTGCTGATCGGGAAGTGGCGACATCTTTGTTGATCAGATTGGAAATGTTTTGGGCGATGGTTTTTGCTCCAAAGTCCGATTGCCATTGGTTTGAACTTGCTCCGTTTTGCATTGCGATAGTATGGGCAGTACCATTGCAAATGAAGATTTTTTCCGTACCTGCTGCACCAATCTCTGTTGGCTCTTTGACCTTCATGCATGTTCTTGCACCGCCCAATTCACGATAATAGTCGCTTTGCCAAACGCCAAGTCGAAGTATTCTTTGAATTGCACGATGCCTCAAATAAACTGCGCCGACATAATCCGTGTAGTATCGCCTTCGATATGGTTTGAAAGTGGTAAAATTTTGATATTCATCGACTACGATTCGAGGACGCCAAGACATACGACATACTTGATCGATGTAGTCTTGCTTCTTGAGGATCAAATTCTCAACATGAGATTTGGTCAAACCCCTCTCCTTGCTGTTTGTTAAAGCGTGATTTATTTGAATTTGAGCGTTTTTGGCAATTGTAAAGGACGTTCCATCATCTGCCTGTGTTGCTCGAACATGAACATTGCCGCTGCCCCCCCCTATTGCGTCAAGAACAGTGTAGGTTTTGCCAATAGGGTCATCGTCATCGTACACCGTGATGTTTGTAGTGGCATCGATTTTCCACCTTCGGTATTCGACGCCGCTGATAGGGATGTTGATTTTTCCTGTTGTGATCGTAGTGTCGGCTGACAATGAAATTGGGTCGGGAAGTGGCAATTGCAAGAACTCTGCTACCTCGTCAGCCGTGCAATACACCAAAGCAGTAGGATCAAGCGGCGCACTTGGTCTATGTCCTGGGTTGAAGACTTGAGGCATTCAATTCCGCTCCGCATTCAACTGTGGTGGCTCCCCATATTGAAATGCATCGCCTCGCCACAAACCGCACATTCAGGCGTCCAGCAAAAATGAAGCAAACCACATGCGGTGCATCTGGTCCCAGATCCAATGTTTTGGATGTCGGATCGACGCTTGTTATCGACCTTGATGAATTTTTTTTGGGCGTTTGCCATGTTCTCATGGCTGAATGGAGATTGATCTTCTGCTATTGATCCAGCATTCGTCATGAGTTCCAACATGCGAGATTGCCTTCGCTTGTTGATCTCAATTGAGGTTTCAAGATCAATATGGCCTGTCTTCATTCGAGCCAAGGGGTTTCACCCCCTCATGCACGTGTGCCAGTGATCATGACTCGTAGGATAATGCCTGTTCCAGCGGCAATATCTCCTGAAAGATCCATTCCTATTGCCTCTGTTAGTGGCATTGGTGCAGAACCGCTATCAGGGACACCGTGGGCGTTTGCATCATCTCGTTCAACGAATGCCTTGATCTTCTTGTTTGCTCGATCATAGGTGAACATAACGCCGATAGCAGCCGATTCGATATGAACCATATCTGGATTTCCAACATACTCATTTGCATCGAAAGCAATGCCTCCAGCAATGTAAGCGGTATCGTCATCTGCTACTTTCAAAGAAACAGTCAGTCTGTTTCCTGCTACGTTTGTTCTTCCTTGCTGTTCAACTTCAACTGCCATGTATATTCCTCAGTGTTCTTTTGTTTATATCTCTTTTCATAAAAGATGCTTATTCCATAAAGATAATGACTCTAATGACTGATGCTGGAGCAAGAACGGTTCCGCTACCTGGGTCAACATCTGCAAAAACTCTCACTTGCCCACAAACCAAGCCATTCCATGCGGCGGGTTCGTTGATCGCAACACCACCCGATTCTGCTGCCGTAGTTGTTGTGACTGAGAAATGCAAAGAATTCTTGGCTGAGGCTGTTCCTTTGTTTGAACCAGGTGTGACTTCGAGTAAAGCAACTTGCCCTGATCCTGCGCCAGTGTAGTTCAGTTTTCCAATCGTGTCAAAGTAAGGAATCTCGGTTGCCGATCCGTCTTCGATGTCCATAAGAAATTTGAGTTCACCAGTGTTTCCAGATCCAACATCCAACGATGCATCCGATGCATCAACAACGACCTTAGACACTTTACCATTAAGAGGCACTAATTGATTTGGGGATTCCCCCGTTAGGGTGATCACGTGGCGATTGACACGGCTTCGAGAAAGATAATTCTCGCCATCTGTAATGGATTGCCTGTTGTTTGCCATTTAGATCCCTCATGCCAACTTTTCAAGCAGATCGGCTTTCTTGTCGCGGTTAGAGACATCAATGCCTCGTTCCTTGCACAAAGCCATCAATTTGGCACGGGATAATGTCGAAAGATCTTCGGGAGCAAGTGCTGCTTCCTCAACGGGTTCGACGGTAGCCTCAACAACTTCTTTCATGGCCTCAGTCTTTTTCTCAGCAACATCGCTGACAACTTTCCAAGAAGTTGATCCGTTGTCAATGCCGCCGAGAATTCGTTCTTCGATCCATGAGTCTGGAATGTTTGTTTTGGGATCGCCACGTGCGAAACCATAACTTGTTCCGTTGACGTCAAATTCAATGTACGCTTTTGCGCCGACATATGTGATTGTGTATCCCAAAGGGATCACCTCAACGGTACATGATGGTCAATCGAACTGTGTCGCCTGAAACGCCAGATGGTGCGGTGAAGAGAACTTGCGCTCCTTCTCCACGTACCAAGGTCATGTCTTCGTGTCCACCAGTTCGGTTCTCAATGCCAAGGACAGCAATAACGGCTGCTCCGTGGGCGGTGTCGCCCTGGAAATCCAGTCGAGTGCCAGTTGCGACATCAGCAAGATCGAAGACGGTTGCGGCGTTGCTTGTGACGACCAAATCAATGATCATCATTTGAACTGCGCCAGCAGCCGTGTTCGTACCGATTGGCTCTTGTAGCCAGTCGGTGTTGCTTTCTTCGAGTACGCCAGCCCACATTGGGACATCAGCGACAATTGTTCCGCTTGTTAGGTTTGTGTTTGCCATGTTTCATCATCTCCATGTTTTTTGTCTTCAGGCACTAAGATCTCGGATCTTGCCGTGTGCGCCATAGAAGAGTTGCCAGAGTTCGCCCATTGTGTGGAATAGGCCGACTTGTCCAAGACGGTTGATACCGAATGGATCGCCAGTTTCGATACCAGATTCGTGGTAAAGAGTTGGTTTAGCCGTGCAGAAGTAGGTGTAGTCAGTGTCGATGAAGTATAGTCGAGAAAGACCATCATCTTGAACATCCTTGGAAGGAATGATCGGGACGCCGTTGTATGTTGCAACGACGAATCCAGCATCCATACCAGGAACACCTTGAACACCGTTGACGGAAGGCGTGACGCGCTTCATCTCAGTGAACCGTTGTTGTGGTTGAAGGAGTTGTTGGATCTTCTCAACAGTGTCGTATCCAGTGAGGATAACCTTTGGCTGACCTCCCCGTTCCCAAACTGCTCGGAACATTCCATCCAAGATGTTGAGGGTGAGAGGGCGTTCGTTGGAAGCACCGTTTGCACCAGCATCGACGTTGGCGTCGTACCATTCACGGGAAGTAGCACCAGAGGAGTCACGGGTGAGACTGTATTGGTTGTGAACTGCTGCGGAACTGATGTCGGACATTCCAGACTTCTCAACGAAGGAGGAGGAGATTGCACGGTCAATGGATTCAAAGTTGTTTCCAGCGACGACGTTGACATCTCGAAGGAGCATCTTGTTGATCGACTCAGCGTGAGACTTCGACATTTCCATCTTGATCACAGCACGTGCATCGCCAAGTCCATCGTCCTTGTCTGCAAGGAACATTGCGGTTTCGCTCAAGTCGAACTTGCTTGCAATGGTCTTTGGCTTGGTGCTGACTTCGTGGAAGGTTGGCTTGGTGGAGTCAGGGAGGGTTCCGTTTTCAGGAAGTCCACTGGCTTCGTCAGGCTTGCCGGTCACGACACGCCATCCACTCTTTTCCCAAGGCTTCTTAGGAAGAATTGAGAAAGCGTTGAATTCTTGGTTGAGTTGCGACCAAACCTTACGGCCAAAGATGGCGTTGTAAGTTCCAGCGGTTGAGGACATCAAAGGTGAGTCTGCCTTGAGTAGGTCAGTTCCACTGTATGCCCATGCGTTCGATCCTGCGCCAGCACCGTAGTAAAGGCGTTCCATGTCTTCGATTGTTCGGATGTATCCTTGCGTCATTCTTCATCTCTCCTGTTTTGATTATTCCCCTCGCAATGCTCGCATAGCAAGTGCTTCTGCGGCTCGCCAGCCTTCGAGGTCAGATCCCATTTGGGAAAATTCATCGTGGGTTGGTACTCGGATGGAAGTGGTTGGTGCGGATGGCACAGGGGTTGCGCTCTTTTGGAGATCGACATTCTCTGACTTGAGCATCGAGATCTCTTCACGGAGAGCGTGGATTTGTGCGCCGACATCGTTGGCTTTGCGAACTTCGAGAGCCTGTGCGGTTTCTGCGTTGTAGCGTTCCTGCCATTCCTTTTCGACAAGACCCTTCACGGCTTCTTCGTCACGAAGGGCAGCGTAGGTTCGGTATCCCTTTTCCAGAGTTTCTGGGGTGAGGGACTTGATGACGTTTTGGTTGCCCGATGGTGCGCCCATGTTCATGTTAGGAACACTTGGCCCCTTGATCACATATTGGTTGCCGCCAGGACTTGGGAGAGATGGGTACGATGGTTCGGTTGCATCTTCGCCAGATCCAACTTCATCGCCTTGTCCTCGGTGAGAGTATCCGCCAGATCCTTGTTCTGGAAGGTAAGCCTTCTCCAAACCAAAGTGATCACGGAGTCCGTCGAGATCAACACCAGATTGGTGAGCGAACTTTTCGAGGGTATCGATGTATGCAAGAGCGTCGTCCTGTTGGGCTTTCTTCATCTTGTCATCGCCTTTTTGTCCGATAGGGTTGCCCTCATCGTCACAATCGACATTTTTCATGTATTTGTCGTCAGTCTTTGCATCCGACTTTCCTTCATTCAATTCTTTGAGAACTTCGGAAAGTCCTGCCTTAATTTCGTTTAACACTTCTGTATTGCTCATGTTGTCATCTCCGTCCATTTTTAGGATCGTGTACGCTGCTTCAGGGTTGATTCCCTTCTTGCAGAGTGTGATCTCATGGAGTTCAAGGTCGGTAATCTCACGATGAGTACCGAGTTCGGGGGTTGTTTTCGACACACGAAATAGTGCCTGACCGCCAATTGAGAACGCCCGTAGTTCTCCATTGCGGATTTGCTTCTGCACTTCACGTGCCTTTTGAATGTCGTTGCGGATCTTGCAAACAACGAACAATCCATGATCATCGACTTCGGATTTCCAAAGTCGGCCTTCTGTATCTTTGTAATCGGAAACAACTTCTCCAACTTGGATGCCAGAGTGTGCCAACTGGACATTGCGGAATGCCTTGTTGCCCATGAATTGATTGAATGCCTTCTTTAGCGCAGGGACTGGGATACGATCTCCCTGCTTATCGACCATATCGACCGATGCATATCCTGCGACGAATAGATCGCCGTTTGATGCAGCAGATTTTAGCAAAAAATCAGAGCCATCCGCAGACCATGTTGCGGAGGATACTGAGAGGTTTGCTGCCGTCATCAACCTATCCTAAATCAAGCAATGGTATATGAATGCTTTCAAAACGAAAAGAGAACAATCAGTATGAATCATCTGTCTCGGAACGATCACTGGGCTGCACTTCTTGTTCTTCTTGCAGTTCTGTTTCTGTTTTTCTTGGCATACGCAATGTAGCCTTACCCTCAGCCACGTCAAGGCTTGTGGATTGATCATCTCCGTTCTTCACTTTGAGATGAAAAACCGGATCTTGTTCAACGGGTTCTTCCTCTTGTTTAGGATCATAAAAAGTGACAGCACTATCGTCCAAAAGTTCAGTTGGACCCGTTGGGGCAGTAATATCGGCTTGCATACCCGCCCATGCGCCACCATCTGGTGAAATTCGATTCATTCGAGGAAACATTCGTTCGATGATGTCATCGTCAATCGCTTGATTAACAGTCCACTTTTCTCCATCATCCGTTCGTTCAATGCCGTATTCACCTGCGAACATCTCAAGCATTTTTTTATTCAACCCCTTCACCATGGACAACAACTTCTCAGTTGTCTTTGCTTTGTTATCACTGGTGATCGCTCTCCTCACACTTCCCATCCTGCTTGCAACATTGTCGCCTTGCTCTCCAACTCCTTCGATTGCTGGCGCACGAAGAATAGATTTCTTGGCTATCTTCAATTTACGAGGGCGTCTTTTTTGTGATGAATGAATTGGATTAAATGTACCAGAATCAGTTGATGTCACTGTACCACCGCCGCCCGATGCAGCAGCAGCAGCACCTTCCTTGAGCAAGGCAATAGCAACTGGACCCCAAATTGGAGCATCTCTTTCGGACTTTGCAAATAATGCCTCATTCCCCTCAATGCTATCAACTGTGAAAACAGAATTTTGAAACGTTCCTTTGATCACAACTGGATCGAGTATTGAGGGATAAACCAATTTGATCTGATCTGGATACGCTATAATTTCGGGCATCGGCGGATAAAATGACTTTGCAATGCTGTCCTTAGCATAGCGAACCCATTTTGGATGTACCTCTTTCTCTTTCATGAAAGTCGATGTTGAATCCCGAAGCAACAGTTCCCCTCCATCCCACGGGCTTATTGCCTTAGCCAAGCCATCTTTATCGGTGGATACACAATTCCTTGGCATTGGGAAGTGAACATTATCTGTTGAGTCGTACAAAGTCCTCAACGCATTGATTCGGTCTTCGAGTGGCTCCATGTGCATGTCAGTTCCCTTGTGAACCAACAGATCAAGAACATGCAACTTATTGTCTTCAAAGTAAGAATCGAATGTGAAATCTCCAGTTATTTGCCGAAGATCCTTCTTTACCTCGCTTGGCAATTTTCCGCCTTTTATGTGATTTCCTTTCTTTTGGATGAACATACGCTCGCCCAAAGGCATTTTTTGTACGATCCAATCTCCCGAAAAACCTTTCAATTTGTCGATTTCATCCAAAGATTGTACGGTGAAAGCAGGTATGATCTTAGTTTTGAATACGCCTGTTGCTTTGTAATCTTCCGATTTGTGAATATCTCCTGTTGCCAAAGGAGAAAGCCCCCGTCCATCAAGAGAACTTAATGCTTGAATGTCTCTTTGCTTTGCACCAACAGGTAGTTTGAGCAACTCAGGCAATACTGCCTTAACGTGATTTTCATGAGCAGTTCTCTGCATAATTTGGAATGGTTCTTCCGTCATCCCAAAAACAATCGCCTCTTGTTTTGGATCATGCTTCCAAGTAAGTGTTGCTGGCATTTCGTGGCCCCAAAGGTGTGTGTTTCCAGTGTTATAAACGGGAGGTGATGTAGCATGTGACATCGGATGGACTGGACCCATAGGTTTGACTGTCATGTTCATGTTGCCCATTTGATCATAACCAGGTGCCAAAGCACGATATGTTTCGCCCATTGGCATCTTTTTCAAAGCAAAATCTGCGGCACTTGCGACTTGTTGGAGATTTCCTCTTGCGATCATGGCTTGCTCAGGATTTGTAGGATCATCAGGATTTATCGCTTGCTGTCCAAATTGCTTCATAACTTGCATAGCCATGTTAGACATTGCTTGCCCCAAATGCATATCATTTGCTGCGTACAAAGCATTGTGAGAGTCCCAATAAGCCTTTGATGACGATGGATGTTCTTCCCTAAACATTCCAATTCGAGGAGAACCCATATCGGCTTGACTCGCCAAAGATCTTCCCAATCGACTTAGCATGAGATTGTCGCTCGGAACAATCATCCGTCCTCCTTGCCCTTCAACTTCACTTGGGTGCAAGAAATGCAAGTTTGAACCATGGCTCCAGTTTGATCTGCGCTGTTCAAACAAGTTTCCACTATTCAAAGATGATTTGATTGATGATCGGGAGGGGTGATTAGGATCCCCTATTGGCTGATTTACTGCGTTTGGAAAGTGACTTCCTCCGTCATGCTCATATTGCATGAATGCAGAGGCATTCTCGTTGATGAGCATATCGGAAATCCACCCTTGACCAAACCACTTTGGATAAGATTGTTCAAACATTTGTCGCAGAGATTCAACGCTTCTTCCAACCCCACCCCATGGCGTATAGAGATCCCACCAATGATGGTTTGTTGATTCAACGATGTTATCGCCTTCGTGAACCCAAGGACTCATCACATGAGCGTCTGCATTATTCGACTTTGCCATCATGCCAGGTCCAAGTCCAAGAGGGCTAACCGGACCATGCCGATCACTTGGTCGCAACCACCACCCAAGGAGGGGCGTAAATCGTTCTCTCCAATTCCTTAATGCTCGACCCCAAGACAAACCTGCTTTCTCTTGCATTTTGTTTTGAAAGAAACGAAAATCGGGAGATCCTGGTTCTGTTCCGTTCATTGACTCCAATAAATCAAAAAATGATTTTCGTTGCTCATGCGTGTTATACTCAAGGCCAAACAAGAAAGGAGCAAAACCTAATTCACTCTTCCACTCGTTTTTTTTGCCTTGCTCATAATCCTCATCGCTAACATGAGAATACCGATTCCGATCTCTTTTGTGAAGGTCGTACATTGTTTCCTTAGCATCACCGTAAAATGATTTATCGTAGTCAAGAACACGTTCTCTTTCCGCAATATCTTGCAATTTAGGCATTGCGTGAGCAATGTGATCTGCATACGCAGGATCGCCGTGAACTGAACCATGCAACAGTGGACAACTGTTTGATTTCTCTCCAAAGGGATGGTGTTCTCCGTATCGGTTATCCGCCGCCGAAGACATCCAATCCCTCACAGGATCATTTGTGATCTTGGTGTGACCTGCCATAAAATCCGAATACTTGGGAATTTTCATTGACGATACAGGCATTGCAGATGAAAGATCATTCATGCGGAATTCGGGCTTGGGCATTCCCATAGCAAGCATTGTCGCCATATCTTCCTTGACCAAATCCGTATCCTTTATTGCCTTTAGGAACGGATCAAAATCGAAATCAACGCCACGATGAATCGCAATGATTGCGTCGGTTCGTAGCCGATCAACATGGGAGGTCATTTAATCACTCAACCGAAAAGAGGATGATCTTCGTTTCCTTCACAGCCCTTAGTGCCGCACAAGCCTTTCTTTGACCATGCAGTAGTTTCCTTTGCAAAGATTCTATCGCAAACGTCACAATAATGATCTTCTGCTTTGCTAATGTTTTTGATTTGCTTGATAAGACCTTCAATCTCGCCAATCACGCCTTGATTGTTCACCGAAGATCCTTTAGTCAAATTAGCCAATTTTTCTTCAATTCGTGCGAGATTTGGAGGAGTTCCTGAGTTGCCGCCATCATTCAAATGCATGTGAAGAGAACTGCTCTTTGCAGTATATCCTTTTTGTGCATAAGCGGGGATCTTCGCTTTTTCGCTGATGATTTTCTTTTTGATTCCGTCTTCGGTGTGAGGGATTCTTTGATTGGTTGTGAAACCACGTGCGATCACAGGGATTCCGCCATCCACATTTTGGAATCGAGGAACGCTGTTCATTGAACTTGGTTCTTTCTCATACTTTTCAAGAGATCCGCCAGAACTCCTCATTTCGTATTCCAGATATTCGTAAAAGAAGTCTGTCAATTTTTCTTCAATTGCGTTAAGTTCATCGGTTCGTCCAAACATATCTCCTCCCGCTCCAGTAAGACCTGGTTCAAATTTGCTTTGAACCATAACGAATAAATCTTGAACTTTTTGAGCAACTGCTTGACGAATGCTCGATCTTAGACCTGCATCCTTTTGCAGATAATCAACTTTTGATTCTTCGCCTCTTAGAAGGACACCGCCAATCTTTCGTGGAAGCCTCATTTTTCCATGGTTCTCGTCAAGGTGTTCTATGATTGATTCTGGTTCTCGAAGATCATCCATCCTTGAATCAAACGCAACTGGATTCAATTTGCAATTGATTGCTTGATGCTCTCCGCTTCGACCAGGCATTCCGCACTCTTCGTGAGGATTTGCTCCGCACCGTGGGCAATTGTCGGACCTATCGTTTTTAATCACAGTCTTATTTTTCTTTGGAGTTGGCAATTTGGGTGCTGCCCTTTGCCCCCGATCAGATTTGTATCCTTTTGCGGATTTTAACAACTCTTGAACCTCAGTTAAGAGGAGTCCTTCTTCCGTATCTGTTAGTGGATTAAACCATTGTACGCTCATCGATTTTTCACCTGCCGTTCTGCATCTTCCCATTCACGAAGTTGATCGTCCCTTGACTTAAGGAACAAATCGCCGCTTCCTTCAAATGGCGTTGAAAATGATTGGTCGGAAACGTTTCGATTCAGTGGATCAAATGTTTCATCGGCATGAGGAGTTGTGAATTTCTTCCAGCCATGTTTCCTCATGATTGTTTCTGGATCGTCAACTGCTTTACGAAGCCCCATGTTTTCTTCTTCGAGGGCGTCGATGCGTAGGCGCATTTTACGAACTTCGCCAACCAACTCTTTCATCAAAGCGACTTGTTCGTTTTGAATTTCATCATCTTTGTCCGACATTATTGCCCCTCTCCCATGCCAGGTGGCATATTCATTGGTGGCTGTTGCATGGATGAGGCTTGCATTGGATCGTTTCCTTGACCCATGCCCATCGGAACCATTGGATTAACTGCAAGTATGTTGTTGTGTGCTTGCCGGATCATGGCAACATCGCCTTGCAAAGAGAGTACCTTTGCTCGCATTCGTTCTGTTGCCTCTTGTAGCATTAGAGTGGGTTCTGCGGCGACATTTGCCGCTCTTGTTTGGGACATTAACTGATTAACAGAGGCGATTTCTTCGGCCAACATTGCAATCGATGAATCGATGCTATCAATGAGTTGTTTTACAGGCGCAGTTGAAACCGCACTGGGTTCGTTGCCTAACATTGGCTGCTGTTTGCGAATCATGTCTTGCACATGATACCTTTTTTGGCCTTTGAAACCAGAATGCCGGTACAAATCAAATCACCCGATGCGGTTGATAGTATCCTGAATCTCGTCCATGACGGCTCACTCCCAACGCAACAGCATTTTCAGTTCCATTGTAGTCCGATGCAGTATTATCGAATTGTGGGATTGCGCCAAGGAATTGGTCTGCTACTGGCTTGGTTTGCATTGCTTTGGCAAGAATGTCGTGTGTGTTTAGATCTGCTTTTAGCATTGAGATCGCATTCTCTGCGGCTTGCAGGTGGTTTGCGATTGCATCTCGATTGTTCTCTGCGATTGCTTTTGTGATTGCCTCAACTGCCGCCTTAGCCCGACGAGCCATTGGATCCATTTTTTCAATGATTTCAAAATTTGTAGTCATGTCGCTCATCCTTCCCCATGCTTCACCTGTTAAAGAGCATTGCGCTTTCATTCATCCAATCCATTGCGCTTTTTCATTTGGTTCAACTTTGCATCAGTTGCGACTTCGGCAGGAGATTTTAGACTCCGTTTGTCAGTCTTGCTGCTTGCGCCTGTCGGAGATCCTTCTTGCCTTTTCACCATACCTGGTGATGCTCCTGCTGAATTTCTTGTGTTTTGACTAATCGTTCTCAGCGGGGGGAGATCATTTGTTGGATCCATTGCGTTGTGCATGGCAGAAGGAACTACTACCGATCCACGCGAGGAATCGAAAGTTGTCCGTTTCATGACGATGTTTGGATCATCAAGGAATCCTTCGTCCGTTTTTGCCACCTGTTGCCCTCCCTGTCCTCCTTGTTGAGCGGCAGCGGCTTGTTGAGCGGCAGCGACTTCTTCTGGATTTGGCTCCCTAAAGTCGAAGTGCAATATCTTGTCATCAATTCCATCTCGAAGGCTTGCTTCATAACCGGCTTGCTTCATCTGCATCATGTTACGAATTGCCATTTCATCTCTTCGGAGATGCATGATTTCGTCTTCCTCTTCATGCGGGTTGAGTTTCAATTCCCATTCGGTGACGTCGAATGCCTCTGAGATTTGAGGGAAAAGAACTCGATTGTAAATTGACTGGGCGTAAGCGACGGAACGATTGCTAACCACAATTTGCATTCCTTCGTTATTCAGCCCACCACCCGATACATCGTTCATAAATACATTGGAAACCCCAAAGAAGGCAGCAATACGCTGGCGGATGTCATCCTTGATCGGGATGTATTGCAATTCTTCAAGAGTGTCCATCATTCGGACATACTCCAAACCGCCCCGTCCCGATTCAGTTTCGACACCGATTGTTGGTATGTAATTTGGATCACGCTCAAGGTGTTCTTGAATACTCCGAGCAGTTCGTTCAACAGTTTCCATGTTCGATGACTTGATCACCATAACTCCACGTGGCATACGCTTCTTTTGGTAAGCAGAATAAACATAGTTGTCCATTGCAATGAGGGTATTGACTTGTCGCCACATCGTTGCAACAGGACTTCGACCATACAATTTCGATGGCGACCATTTGCTAATGTGTATGACTTCGCCCTCGGTATATACCTGCCCTTTGCCGACTCCTGCAAGGTTCATGTAGTGAATTGGAACAACAGGGGTTCCTGTTGTTGGACACTTTTTCTTTGGGTCATTGGTTCGGAAGGTACGATCAACAAGACTTGTGTATTGGCTTCCACCTCGAACCCCTCTCTTATCTGCAAGTATCCGCATAAAAATAGGATCTGCTCGACTGATTTCCTTTACCCGATAAAACATCACCTTCTTGGTATCAGGATCAACAAAGTATTCTTTCGTTAAGATCAGGTATGCATCATCGACAATGTTTAGATCCATTTCAATTTCACGAAGAATTTCAATGAAATCTTGTAACATATTATTCTGTGAAGAAATCAAAGACTCAGCATATTCCAATTGAGATTTGTCGGCTTTGCGAACTTCTCCTCCACATTTTTGACACTCATCAACTTCTTGATTGTAGGTTTCTTCACATGAACGGCACTTTACAACAAATTTAGGCTTCCAGCCAAATCCTTTACGGAATGTTTCAACGGACAAGTGGTTTAGGATTGATCGAAGCACGACGCACTCATACGATGCAGCATAAAGCGCAGGGATGGTAATCCCTTGCAACAAAGCAGGTTCTTGTATTCCTGATTGGAATAAAGGCATGGACGGCATTGGGGTAGTGTGCCTTTCCATGTCCATTCCGATGGCGGAAAACAGCCGCTCCATTTTTTTACGATCAGCCATTTACAACACTCTCCTTCATAGCAAGTAATTGTTCGTCGGACATGCCCCATGATTTCAAGAGAGAAACCTTGTGGCGACTCGATGAGTGATCATATGTCAAACATCTCATTGCATTATCGTCCAATTCAATTGCCTTCTTTAAGATAATTGCTTCGCTTGTTTTGTTGTGGATAAATGGTATTGCCACATCCAGCGATTTTGAAACAGCGTCTTCACCTTCAATGACAATGCCATCGCCTTCTGCAATAACTCCCATGACTCCCAGTTCATTATTCAAAGAGTCAGCATAATGTTTGCATATTGCTGAATTAAACGGGAGAATAAGACGGGGCGAGCCTTGAGGATTAAGTTGTATTTGCCCTCCATGATCAAACAATCCCCCGATCAATGCACCGGCGTTTTTGATCATAAGATCTCCTCGTTCAACGTCATAAAATGTGCCACGCATGTTTTTCTTTTGGCTTGTTCCAACCGCAGAGATGTTGTAAAGGAATCCATGTGATTTGATTAGCATTGAAATTTCACTGGAACTGGCAGCAAACCCATATGATTGTAAAGATTGAGCATTCATTGCGCCGTTATCATTGAGATATTCGGCACATTTCTGCAACAATCCATGTTCCCTAATGGTTAGATGATCCTTCTTTGAAATACGATTTGACCATGCATCATATGATTTCTCTCGTTCATGATCGCTTGTGGAGTCATTCCATGATTTCACAAGACGCCTAAATGGGATTTCTAACGATTTTGGATTCCTTTGGAGCATCGAATAATCAAAATCAGTGAATGGCAACTCATCAATCAATGATTCGGACACGGAAGGGTACGATTTTAAGAGAGCAATTCGTTCTGCTCGAATCAAAGGTTGCAGAACAGGTATCAAATCCTCACGACCTCCTTTGATAAATATCTCGCAGATCTCAGTTCCCTCCATCCCAAAGTTATCTCGGAACCATGACTTGCCCAGTAATTCAGTACCTGGTTGCTGTGTTGGCGCAGAACTTTGAGGAGAATCCATCCCTTCTATTCCAGATTCTTCTCTTGGACTCCCAACGTTTCCAAGTTTGCTGTTGACTTGCTTTTTGTCTTGAAGAACTTTTTTCTCTTGAGCATTGACTTTCAACTCTTGATCGATAACTTGGTTCGCATCCAACTTTAGCAAAGCCTCTGCGATGGATTCAACGCCATCAATTCCCTTGATTTCCTTAAGCACCTGCCCACCCCAATCTTGATTGCCATTGTTCTGCGTCGAGTATCACAATGTTGTCACGGTACTCCTTTGTAGCCTGAACGGAGAGAGCGAGGGCCATAACCATATCGTCGTGTCCTCCAAGACTTTCCATTCGACCGTTGTCGAGCATGGTGAAAGTGGAGAGTTCTGTTAGCAAATTATTCATCAATCTCAAAGTCGCTCCCTCGTCTTTGTAGGGGATTATGAGGTGTCCCCGTTCAAAGTGCAGTTGGAGGGTATGAATTAAAGCCTCTTTCTTCATTCGACTCATATTGAATGGTTTTATCGGAAGATCACCGATCTCAGCAAGGACTTGATTGAACGCCATTGCGAAATTGTTTGTTTCCAATTCGATAATCACTGGATTGAATCTTGCGTTTAATTCGATGATTTTATCGATTTGAGAAGAGAAGTCCATTCCTTTTTCGTGATGAGTATGAACAATGTGTTTATGCCTATTCTCATCCATCGCAATGACCATCATGCAAGTATAGTCTGCCTTTCGATTTGCAGATATGGCAGGATCCCATCCGATGTAATAATTCAATTCCTGATCTGGACGAGGATAATAAGAAAGTGCCATTTGATCATCTTTTACAGAATTCAACACTTCTTCTGGGAAAAGGCTGGCATCGCTTGCAATTGGTTTGCATAGATATTCTCTTGTGAACGCGATGGAAGTCATATCATTGCGCCGATTGTTCAAAGCCTCAAGCGACCAACGCTCAGGAAACAAAGGTTCTCCAGATCTTTCATTGATCGCGGGGTACTCTCGAACAGCGTATGATTTTAATTTCTTTAATTCAGCATACAGATCAGTATATGAAAATGGAGTTCCGACAATACAGAGTTGAGCCGTGTGGTGAAGAACGGGCAACAATGCGGTGTAAAACCACGATGAGATATGTTTTAATTGAGTTTGCGCTTCACTTGACAATATGTCGTCAAGGACTACAATTTGAGGGTGCGCTCCACGAACTGCCTTTCCAACCGACATAGCGGAGATCGAGGATTTGTTTGTGAACTTGAACTTCTGCTTCGCCCATCCCCGCTTCGGTTTGAGATGTTGGAGGGCAGGTATTGACTCAATCAACTCATTCATTTTTTGCATGTGTTCAATCGATTGGTGTTGACTGTGTGAAAAGAACAACACTTCTGTACCTGGGTTATATGCCATTTTCCAAAGCAAATACACGCGATAAAAAACAGACTTTCCATGGTCACGACTTGCAATAATACAGGTCTTGCTGTTGCCTTCCGACAAATCGTACCATTCTTGGTGAAATTTTGTTAAGATCCACGGGTTGCGTTGATCGTATTTGCCACATACCTCTTCAAAAAAGTATTTGAAATCACGACGCCCCATCTCAAAATCGACTTTGGCGGTCAGTTCTTGCATCCCGTCCGACATTCATCTCAATCCTTTTTTCCACGGTTGAGAAGTCGAGCAGCCAAGTCATCAGAGGTCAATTTTCCCTTTTCTTTTCCGTCAGTCAAAGGTTTGGAAAGATTTTTGGCGTTTTTTCGTTCACTGGATTGCGTGTCTCGACGTTTCTTTCGCCTGTGTTTTTCCATTGCCTTGTATTCCTCGATAATATCCGCTGCTTGTGGTAAAAGATCCGACCCCATATCTTCCAAATCTCCCAAAGCACCGTACAGTTGAGTATATGCTTCTTTATTTCCAAGCCCTACTAAATCAATGACTTCCAAGACGTCTTCACGACTTGGGCGAGATCCTAAGCGAGGAACTTCGGTACTTGTGTTTGGTTGAGAGGTGAGTGGCTTGATTGATTCTTCAACCTTTTTTGATGGATCGATGGTTTCTTCCTTCGGATTCAAATCAGCCATTGTCATTCCCGTCTTTCCTCTGTTTTTTGGTTTCAATCTTTTCTTTGCCGCTTGCGCCACAGGATCTGTTTTGCCTTCAACAGGTTTTTTTTCCTCAGCATCGGAAGGCGGCGTTGGTTGTTTTGAAGCAGTTGGCTTGGCTTTCTTTCGTTGCATACGTGCGATCACTTTATCACGGTTCTCAGCAGGTCCGATTGCATTGGCAATGCCTTCCGTCATCAATGGTTTGATCACATTTGCAAGATTCTTGTTTGGTTTCTTGGGAAGACCTGCCATATCGGATTGCAAAGGTTTCATTTCATTTACGGCTTCAACAACGCCCTCGGTTGGTTCGATGACTTCGGATGCGGGGGTTTCAATTTCTTTCTCTTTTGGAGCCTCAAAAATTAGTTTCATCTCTCCGTCTTCATCGGATTGAAAAATAGTTTCCACATCTCGAATATCGGTCATGTCTGCCCATCTGAAATCTTCAAGGGGCATTTGTTTGACTTCCCCATTTTTGTAGGCAATATCAACGTGTGGCTCGTTGTATAGGCCAAAATCGGCATCATTTTCTTGCCGATCAAGAACATCCAAATCGGTTGGTGATTCAGGGTATTGGAGACTGTCTGGTATTTGAGGAGAGATTTCTTCCTCTTCTATTGGAATGAGCGTTGGAAGCCGTGGTGTCAATGTAGTAGTTGGAGGGGTTTCAGTTGGAGATGGGGGAGGGGAGGATTGTGCAGATCTTCGAGTTGCTCGACGTCGAGTCGGCCTTCTTCGAGGTGGAGCAGCGGGAGGGGCGGATGATGCAGATCTTCGAGTTGGTCTTCGTCGAGGAGTTGGCCTGTTTGGATTTACGCCTTGTTGCATATCTCGCATGGCCTTGAACCGCCTCATCATCTCTGGAGCGCGAGCATAGGCTTCTTGACGCCTTCGATCACGGCCTCTTCCAAATGCTGCCTTCTCAACAGAGACCCATGCATCCTCAAATGAATCGGTCATAAGATCACCTACGAAGATTGCGCGTTGTATTTCGCTCTTGGATTGACTTGCGAATCAGCAATGCGCTTGCAAGTCGATCATGGGAAGTCATAATAGGCGACATTCCCATGTTTCTTTGGTTCATTCGTCCTTGGGCTTGATTGTATTGTTGAGTCTGTTGATCCGATTGTTTGTTGGCTTTCCGTCGAGCAATACCGCCGGTGGATCCGAATTGGGATGTTGCGCCCAAAGTAGCAACATCTGCAAGCATTCCTAAACCAGATCTTCCTCCAAAATAACCTTTCTTTTCAGCACCTTTTCCTTGCTGAATCGTTTGCATATCCTGTCCCGCTTGGAATTTTTGAGCCATATTTTGGACTTCAGGATTCAATGTGTTTGTAGTCGTTGTTTTGACTTCTTGCGGAGATCCATCTGCATTCAAGGTTGTCGTGGTTTTCTCATCCACCGTATCAGGCATAGCGGGGTTTCCATTGGCTCCACCTGCGCCCGTGGTGTCAACAACATTTGTTGCTGGAGCCTGTTGATTTTGATTGGCTGCTGGAGCCTGTTGAGTCGCTTGATCGGCAGGAGGCGCAGCAGGTGCAGCGGGTGTTGTTTTCCGTTTAGCCATTTCATCGGCCACGTTTCCAACGTCTGCTTCAGTAGGCCCTCTTTGTGCAGGATCCACACTTGTTCCATCTGGGAAAGGTGCGCCAGCCATCTGTGAGACTTCTTTTCCGCTTCCTGTCGTGGGAGTCCCTGCTGCAAGGTTTTTCATATCCGAAGCGATTCTTTTCTTTGCAAACCGACCCGCTCTCTTTTGCTCACCAACTCTTTGCGCTTGACCGTAGGACATCCCCTCCCTGACTGAACGGGCAACATTTGCGATAGGATTGGTTTCCTTCCCCATCACCGCTGGCAACGCCTTCTCAACACCTTGCTCATATAGTCGTGCTTGTAGTATCAAATCATTCATCGAACATCACCTTTACCGTTTGAATTTCATCGTGTCGTAGGCTGAATGATTTAGCAAGGCTATTCCAATCTCCTCGACTGTGAACAATTGTGATGATGTCGCTTGGCGGTCGATTCATTTGATTTGCAACCGCATTGACATCAGTCATGGAATGGATCGAGAGTTTTTGAGTTGAGATCTCCTCTTTTGCAATTCTCATTTGGACATCCTCCAGCATATTTTTGAGAATTGTTTCATCGTCATCATTCTCCGATTTATTGAAATTAGGAAATAATGATTCATAGTGGTATCCAAGTGTATTCATCAATCGACCCATCCGACTTTTCTCCCCTGACAATCTTGACGCAATTGGTTGTGAGGCATAAGCGTTGGGTTGTGGAATTGGTTTTGGTGCAGGATTTGAAGGAACGGGTAATGCTCCAAGCGTGTGAGGATTTGGACGAGGAACGTCTGGTTCTGGATTCATAGGAACATTTGCAGACTCCTCTGTCGTGACAGGGGGTTGGGTTTGCAATGTTTGACCGCTCGGTCTATTTGGCGTCATTCTGCCATCGTTGGGGGTAGGTGTGGGAACAGGTGAAGAAATTGCTCCGCCTGGTGGGATTTGTGAGTTTTCATTGACCCATGTTGGAGGCTTTCCATCCGCCATCTCTTTTGCATGAATTGCTTGTAAGATCTTACTTTGTTTTGACCCTTTGTAGTTCCCACTGTGAGCATCAGCGAAAACATTAGCGACATCTTCATCCGACCAACCGTGTTTGTTTTTCAAATTTTCAATGGTCTTTTTGTCCCTTGGCATAGGATCCGATGAATTTCTGCCATGATAATGAGAGTTGGATTGATACCCCATCCACTTGTCCCCATGGAGATCTGGATGGAGGAACTGTTCGTAATTCACATTTGGATCCGATGCCATGCCCGACACATTTTCAACTTCCTCAGCCATCATCTGTTGGATACCAGATTCGGAGTATTTTCCATATTGTATTCCGCCCGTATGACGAAGACCTGCATGTTTGCGGAATTGAGGCATCTGCTTCAACGCTTCAAGAGCCATTGCTTGCAATTGCTCCATAGGCAACCCTGGGTTTTGATTCTTCAAGTCTATGATTGTTTGACCAAGTGGAAATTTCAATCCATGATCCTTGAAATACAACGTGTCGGTATGAAGAAGTCCTGGTCGTATTTCTTTGCTTGGAGTCGGCGTCTTCATGCCGCCGCTTCGTTCACTTCGTTCTTGATGCAAACCTTTCCAATAGGGTCTGGCATAAGATTCGGCTTTTCTTGTATTTTTACTGACATATTGGGTGATCAATTGACCAAATTTATCATGAGTCGTTCCATCTTGTTTGAATCCTTGAACTGAACCCATCCATGCATCGGTCACTTTGAACTTCCTTCTTTGTTGTGGATCGGTTACGAACGCATCAGGTATTGGAATAAATTGATTTCCGTTTGTCTTAGCCTGTTGCTCATTGATTATGTTTGTTCGGCGTATAGCCTCATTTATGATCGGCGCACCTGCCTCCATTGCTTTGATGAAGGCGAATTGCCAACGCTGTGGCTTTTGAGGATCTGGACCTTCGTTGACGATGCTGGCTATGCTGGAGTCAACCAATCCTCGTTCGATAGCAATCTTTACTGCGTCGGATTCAACTCCAGTGAAATCATCGTGATCAAGATCGTGGTGGCTTTGTTCCAAGTTATTGAATCCCTCAGCAACGCTACCTGCGCCAAGCATTGCATTGATAAAATCGTAAATGTTGAATACACCTTCTCCTTTACGAATTAAAAATTGATCCAAATCAATCCAAGGCATAATATCACCGTCAATACTTGCCTACAAGCCCAATCTCAGTTGCGGCTTGTCTGTCTATGAATCGGTATGGTGGTTCGCCCTTCATGTGACTCTTAGTTCCTCCTTCAGGAGATGATGATTCATCGCCACTAACAACGGCCCCAACCTTTGCTGCGTTGTCGAGTTCAGGTGTTGCTTTAGTCAACTTGTTTAATTTCCTCATCAGCGACTCAATTTTCCGTTTCATGGTCATGAATTCCGATCTCGTTATTGAAGCGATACCACCGCCTTTTGATTTTGCAAAGAGAGGGTCGCTTGTTCCTAAAGGATCTCCTGCCGCACCTCGACTCAAGCGTTTTGGCTTGGTGCTTGTACCCATGCGGGAAACAGTAGGGAGTTTTGTCGATGTACCTTTGGTTCCACCAATCGTCATACCCAATTTACCAGTTCCTCTGGTGTCAGCGTGTTGAGTCAATCCACGTGGCAATGATCCCTGCGCCCTTCGCATCCTTTCGTATGCTTTCTTTCGCTCCCATGCCACAGGATCTCGAAGACGCAGAGGAATGCCCTCTGATCTCGTCGCCCCTAAATTCCTAAGAGCGTGGCTACGAACATTGGGGTGGAATGCTTGGTGTCTTGATTCTCGATCAAGTTGAAGTTGAACCGCTGCACTTCTTCGCTTTGTTGCAGATTTTGGTTGCCGTCCACCACGGGCAGACTTTACGCCCTTCTTGCCACGCTTTTTCTTGCGCTTGTTCTTTTTCTTAGCCTTGCGCTCCTCTTCATCGGATTCTTCGTCATCAGTATAACGTCGCCCTTTATACTTGCGTCGAGCCTTCAAAATACTGTCATATGCAATTTGGAACGGATCATCTTCACTTGTGTTCTTTTCCTGCCATTCATGATCATAAGGCATACTGTCTTGTATCCTTTTAGCGTATTCCTCTTGACCTGGTTTCATTGCAACAGTCTTCTCGCCTCTTGCTTTAGCGGCACAAATAGAGCATATGAGTTTTTTTCGATTAGGCCCACTCCCAAGAGGATCGATTGAAAGTTTTCTCCCACAATCTTCGCAACGAACATAATTGTCAAACACGCTTTTTCCAAGCATGAAGGGAACAACAGAATTTTGAGTTCCAAATTTTACATTTGGCCCCTCACTACGAACTGAACCAACATTTGCACCAGCAGATAGTCCCATCCCCCCTCGGTTCATATCAATCATGCCCGATTCCAACATGCGCTGCTCTTGCTCCATCATTGGGCTTCGCCCCAATGTTTCGTCAATCTTTTCGGGTTTAAGACTCACATGAGGTATTTTGGATGCCAGTTCACGAATCGCTCGTTCTCGGCGTTTTTGTGGATCACGCTGATCATGACTCTCGCTATCTTCTGGCGTTTGCCTGGTGTGATGCGATAGACCATCGCCATCCTCATTTGGATTTATGTCATGATCAAGAACTTCACGTGGATTGAAACCTCCAGTCATTTCTTGTGTTCGAGGCGTCCACAACAATGGTTCTCTTGGATTACTTGCTACCATTCTTCAACCTCCTGCGAATTTCTCGATACGAAATATCGATCTCATTACCCAAAGTCATGTACCATTGGCACAATGTTGGGGTTTTTGCATATGATTTAGACATGGGCAGCATTGCTTGCTTCAATGCGCTGATGACTTGTGTTGCATCCAAAAGAGCAATGCAATCTGCCTTTGGATTTGTTTTTAGAATTTTTAAGTCGTCAAACAGCATTCTGCACACGATAAGAGATCCATACACTTCTGCAACAATATGATCTGGATCGTTTATTCCATGCTCAACGATACTGTCTCGCCACGTCTTGACTACTGCATCAACCGAGTCACAATAAGAAATTGCGTCTTGAATTGTTAGGTCTTCTTTACTGATGTTCGATTGCAAAATTTCATCGTGATGAGTTCCACGCAACATCAATTTAGCCAATGTCTTCATTCATTCATCACCCCTGCGGAAACCAGCCTTGATTTTAGAGCAGCCCATTCGGACGGTGATTTTTCAACAAAATACTCCTGCATGACTGTAAGGACTGAAACCGACTGACGTTCATCAATCGACTCTGCCTTATCCATCCACTTTGCAAGTTCGAGGAGAGTATCACGGATCTCACGATGACCCTTGAAAACGGTTTCGACATCCCTCATATTGACAATTTCGTCTTCGTCGTCAAATTGATTTTCAACATGATCAAGAACACGACCCATCAATCGGTCAAGTCGATTCAAATTCTTTTCAACCCTTTGCAATGATTCGTGGACGCTTTTCATTGCCGTTGGTAAAGCATCAATCGACACATGTTGTTGGATAATAGGCTTGGTATGCTTTTCCATGTGATTGGAAATGATACTGCTTGCGACCTCTAACTCTGTTGCAAAGTCATCGATTCCAGCGTGTCCCTCAAGAATAGCCGCTTCAATCTCGGCTCTGTTAGGATCCGTACACAATGGGCAATCATGATTGCTGTTGTTGTAGTATTCGCCCGAATGACGCCGCATGTGCCTGTGGGAAGTTCCATCTGCCCATTGATTCAAACGATCAATTTCTTCGACATCATGAATTCCCTTGCGAATCATTTCTTCCAATGAATCTCGATCAGGATGTTGGCAGAATGGACAATTCTTCCGAGTCTGTCGTCCCGCCATGTTTCGCCCCACATCCGCCGCCCTTAATTGGATTTGTCATCACTTTTGTGCTGATGGCATCGATTGTTGTATTTTTCATGCCCTGCGCTTTGGCAAGGCTGTCCAGATCTTGTCGTGGCCCCGCACAGGGTTTTTTTGCCTAAAAGAATTTTTACATCCTCCAAATCAAAGTCGCCATCGCCGTCTTGATCGAACCGGCGTAGCACGGGGCTGTAAGGCAAGGGGTTGTAAGCACGAAGCCCCATATCACTTGGGGGGCTACCGAAAGGAAGCAAACTGTCGAACTGCTATTGATAGAGTGAACATCAATCCTAAAGCACCCAACAAAACTTGTCCCGAACTTAACGAACTTCCTTTCCAAACCAGCATCACAAAGATTGCGATCATAAAGGAGAGAATGTAAATCATTGTTGCACTTTCGACCAACATTTTGTTAGGACTCAGCAATTCAACGGTTTGCCCGTACACATTTGCTTGATTTGGCGTCCTCATGTCATCTTCGTCGCTCATAATACAGCAGCCCCCATTGCGCCGACCTTAGCGGCTGATTGACCAAATCCACCTTGTTGTTGCATTTGGTTGCCAAGGACTCCTCCAATGAGGCTTCCAAAGAAACCTGGTTGTTGTTGAGAATTCATCATTCCGCCCATTGAGTGTGCTTGAAGGAACATTTGTCTTTGTTGTTCATTCATTTGCAAGGTTTGTTGCGCTGACGCTTGCAATCGAGTCATAGTAAATCCAAGATTCTCAGGAGACATCGTGTTGATCGATGCAGGGAGACTCGCAGTATCCAATGTTAGCAAACCTGTCGCCTCATCCAATTTGAAAGAAACAGAAGAGAAAAACTCCTTGATCGATAGTCGAACGATTTCCCCAATCAACTCCATGACCAACGGCATATTTTGCGTTGTCATAAACTGAGCCAACGGATCATTTAGCGAAAGCAAACGTGCAGTAGCGGTAATAGGATCGCTTGCCATTTGTTGCATCATTGGGTTTTGAGCCATTTGCATCCCCATCATTGACGGGTCCATTTGCATTCCCATTGGCATTCCCATGCCAGACATGCCACCCATTTGCGTCGGTGCGCCAAACTGTTGAGTTGGTTGCGCTTCACCTTTTGAAAACCATCCCATAAATCACACCTCGTTAGTTCCTGTCAATACGCCTTGTCCAGAGGCATTTATAGCGTTATTCATTTGATTCTGCATATTCACGCCCATTCCCATAGAGTTTCTTTGAGCCAAAAGCGTTTCCGATTGAATTGCTCTTAGGTCAAATGTGATGTGTACCAGATCAACAACTCCGGTACTGGGATTTGGCAATTGTGTCAAATGTATTCCTTTGCTGTGTTGAGCATCTTTGTGGATCATAGAGAAGAACTGATCGTACTTGAGAAGAGATTCCGGTGTGCTTCGATTTTTAGCAGCGGATGCACCAGGCATCAATGTTGACATTCCAGGAATCTTAGTAAATTTGGTTCCTTTACTCGCAAAGCGTTTGAAACCCTGCGACTCAAGTTCATGCTCTTGCATGATAGATCTCAGTGTGTGGTATATGTGCAAGTGTGCGGGGCAGAGGGTGCTGTTCATTTCATCACCATGATCTCCATGTGTCCGTGCGAGTGGTTTTTTTGCATTTCCTGTATCTTCATCAAACCAATAAATGTCTGCTAAGGAAAGCCCAGTTGATTGATCGACAATGTGTGCATATGCATTGTCGCCTTCGAGGAATCGCCTAATGTCAACTCCGCAACAAGCACATTCGTGAGCGGCATTGTATCGGTATATTTTGAAAAGACCCAGGTTATAAGATGGTGGCCTCAAAGCCTTGCGAAGCATCTTGATGTTTTTCTTTCGTGCCTTTGCAGGGTTTTTTGGGTTGGACTTCAATTGGATCTCGACAGTCGGAATCAACTGTTCATCGCCAACATCTCCCGTCGAACCAGCACTTGCCATCTCAGCACGTTGCTGTGTTTTCAACAGATCATACGAAACTCCTGATTGTTGAGCAACAATCCTCAATTGTTCGTCGCTCATTCCACGAAGAGAAATACCCCCGCCGAAAGGGTTGAACGCACTTGCATTCCACGCCATTAACCCTGCCATAGTTGACAGCAACATAAAGGCATCGCTACATGGATTGAAGCAATTCAGTCAATGATTTTTCGACATTTACGCCGTGCTGAGATGATATTGCCTTGATTTCTGCCCTAATTCCGGCTCGCCTTAGACGTTTCAACGAATCTCTGTACGGGGCAACAATAGGATGCTCCTTCTGTAATCCGTATTCCCAAAGTTGTTGAGCGTTTGAATCCCACCATAAATCGATCTTATTGATCATCAAACAAAACAATCGAGGAGTGTATTTCTTTGAATTGCGCTTTGACTTGCGAGAGATGTTCTTGCTGAGATCTTGTTTGATGATATTGTCCACCAAATAAGACAACCCCGCAGAAGCATCTGCTGCGAACTGAGGAGATGTTAATGATCTGTGATCGACCATGTAAATGATCAACTCAACCTTTCGCCCAAACATATCATCGACCCACAAATTGCGAAACATATGATCTCCCGCCAGATCTGCCGTTTGAACTGGAGTTTTTTCTTGTTTATATCGAAGTTTCTTGCGGGTAGCATTTGGCTCTTGGAAACCAGTTAGCGTCTTCGCTTTAGGATGGGCTGTGCGAAAATTCAAAGGTATAGGTTCAATATCACCTGGGACTGTCAAATACTGATCGAGAGTAGTCTTGCCAACCAAGGATGGACCGTATATCCCAACGCGATAAGGTTTCAATACACGATACAACGAATAAAGCGCAGTGGTTGATGCCATCAACATATGCCCTGCGATAAGGGCTGACATCAAAATCCACCTATCCGCTTAAGCCTTTGAAGAAGCCAACCACGTCCGATGGAGAAATTCCAAAGATCTCCAATGCAAACAAAATTCCGAATGTTAGGGCCACCCCTCCGATCAAGGCGACAACTGTCCTTACCCATCCTGCCACCCTCTCCATCTTTCGTTCATACGCATTTTCGGCCAAGATTTGGGACATGGCCTCCGTTTGACGTTCTTGGTTAGTTGTGAAAGGCCACATAAGGATACCCCTCAGTTTTCGTCGTCTTTCTTTTGAGGTATTCCGAATTGCTGAACGCCGGATGGGGATTGTGCCGATTGTTGCTGCCAATAATTTCTCTTATTGGCCCGACGCTGATGTAGCCGCTGTTGACCTCGCATCCACTTGTCCACTTGGTTCTCTTTAGCGAACTCGGCTCGCATAGCAAGAGAATCTCGCACTCCACCTACATGGAAAAGAACCATTGCTGTGCAGAGGAAGCCAAAGCAGATCAAACCGTATTGAAGTCCCATTTCTGCGGCTCCTGCGTCGGGAAGATACCATCCCATGTGGGATACTGCAACTGAGGTTCCCGTGAGAAGGGCTTGCCATAGTAGCATTGCGATCAAGTTCACGTCAATTCGATTTGAGTCGTCTTGGACATAAGGGGCGGGGTAATATGTTTGTGCATCGGTTTTAGTCATTGATGGTCATCTCCAGTTGTCTTGTTTTTGAAGTAAAATGCAAGAACATGATTCATGAAAGATGACTTTGATTCTCGTCCTCTTTCTTGTTCCATTTTAATAAAAAGATCTTCCCTCATCACGACAGACACGTGTCTTCCCATAACTCCCTCTCATGCCTCACACCTATATGAGCGTTGAGATGCCCGACAAGATGAAATAAATCCGCCCTTCTGGACAAACACATGAGTATCACGCCGGACATCATTATAGCGGTCCACACGCTAAGATCTTTCAACCAAGCCTTGGACGGAATGTCCGTTGATCAACATTCGGTTGCGACTTGGATTCGACGTTACGCTGAATCAAATTCTCGCGGTAGCACATTTCCAAAAGATGCAGCCATAGGATTGCTTTGCCACATGCAGAATCCCATTTATACGAGCGCAAATTTAACTCCAGAACAACAATCGTGGTCTGGTCTTATGTCTTCTGCGGAACAGGTACTTCAAGAGGAAGACAATTGGATCGGACAAAAGTCTGCACAACAAAACGCAACAACATTCGCTCGGATGTTTGGGAGCGATTTGACATGGATTCAACTTTTTGCACAAGCAAATAGCGTCCCAAATCATTGGAATAACGAATACATGATCAATTATTTGATCACCGAACTAAGATCGTGTCAAGGGTCATCGGGAGCAGGTGCAATACCGCATACCGCCATGGCTCCAAATGTATCTCAAAACATCCCTTAACTGCCCATTTGTTCCCAAACATTTTGGAAGATTCCCTGATCGACATTCGCCATTCCCATTAACTCCGACTTTTTCCCTCGAACAGCACCTTTGCCACCGCTTGTTTCCTTTCGTTGAAGTTCATGGATGTCGAATCCCATTTCTTTCATTGGATTCACGATGGCAGGTTCAAATGAATTGAATACAACTGTCGGAAAAGCGTTGGAAGCCAAAGACTCAATCATACCGAGGGTTTTGTTTTGATCATCCATTGTAAAGAAATTCAATGCTCCCTCTTCTCCCAAATACGGAGGATCGAGAAGAAACATATCGTTAGCAGGATCGATTCCAATATCGGATGACAACTGTTCGTCCAATGGCCGATCCAAGTATTCCCAATCTTGCATAACTTCTGCCCAAGGGTCCAAATTCCATCGACCTTTCCCTCCCAAAAGGGTTTGTGGCCTAAATGTGTTCCCCTTTCCAGGTTTTAGGCGACTCGACTGATCCCCCATCATATCAAAGAAACTCGATTCAAAATGTTGATTGATTGGCTTATTTCCTGTAAATCGTATCGAACTGTTCCATTTGTTGAAGAACGAAGGTTTTGAAGGAGAGTACCTAAGCAAACCGTTCATCGACATATGCTGGAGAACCAAAAACAATTGATCTTTTCTTTGCCTTTCACTTTGAGCAATAACCCCACGTGCTTCCTTTTCACGGAGTTGATTGAATTCTTGGCGCAATTCATAAAATTTTGGACCCATAAAGAAAGGCTTTCCACCCATATCATCAACCATACTTTGTGGAATTTTACCAAGATCCATCATTTCGCCCGTGTTTTGATTAGGCATCAGTACCGAATCACCTGTTTGGTATGTGAATTCTTCAGGTTCAAATTGCAAAGATTCAGGATCATGAATCAAACGTCGATGAAAGGATGCCAGATCTGGATTGATGTCCATAAGCATGGATTCCTTTGGCCTCATACCCAAAGAAAGACCCGCTGCTCCGCCAAATGGTTCTATGACTCGACGATCAGGGAACATCTCTTTCAACGCACGACCAATCCGCTGATACTGCGGATTTGCTTTGTTGCCTTGGATTTTGATTGCAGGGGGCAACGATCCGCCTGTTTGCAAAGCCCTCAATGCTTTTTTGTATTGGGGATGCTCTTTACGGAGATCCATGGTCATGAAATCATCTCCATTATTTCTTCAAGGGTTGATGGATAATAATCTCGCAAAATTTGAACAATCTCCTCATTCAATTTGGCCTTTGAGTCGCCTTGAGATTCGTCCCATGCTGCTTTGAAAATATCCATTGATCGTCGGATAATATCGCCAGTTAGTGCTGTATCCCACAATTCCATTCCAGCATTTGTCAAATCATTCGGATCAAAATACAATCCATGAGTCCCAGTTGCAACACCCCTCGACAACGCATTAACTGAGAAATCATTTCCTGCCGTCAAAGATACAGGTACTGGTACTCCATTATATGTGTAGCCGCTTTGAGGATCGGTATATTCAACATAAAGTTGATCAGGGCGTTTTTGCTCAAAATCACTCCATCCAAGAGGTATTTGCAAAATCGGATCAACAGATCCTGAAACACCGCCTCTCCTTGGTTCTCGCCACGGCATTCCAAAGTCCTGTCTCAAAGGCAGACGTTGTGGAGGCTTCCACTTTTGTTTTGGAGGCAATGTTGAGTCTTTGATGTCATATACGGTGTATCCAAATCGAGGAGCCTCGCCCCATTGACCCATTCCCATTGCCGCATCTCCAGCGAGATTTCGAGTGAGATTCATTTCCTCGTTCATTCCCAAGATGTCCATTGGAGTTCGTTCTCCAGAATACAGTTGTTGCAACTCATCGGGAGTCAATTCCCCTGCTGTCCACATATGCGCCGTTCGATTGGCATTTCCTCTTTCACCACCCGCTACCCTTCTCCCAAGCCAAGCATCTCTTTGCTTATTTTCATTGACTCGGAAGAATGGATTCCTCAAAGGAAGTGCATTTGCGATTCCAATTGTTTCTTGCCCTCCCCGAAGAATGCTTAGAACTCCAGTGTTTGGCCTAATTTGACCAGTATAGTGGTTCATACCTGGCGCAATGTGAGGTACATTGATGTCGATATTGCGGAATGCTTCGACATTATGAGGGCGACCCCATGTAAAACCACCTTCTTTCAAATCCCTTAATTCACGGTTTTTCTTGCTTTCCAAAGGATAGGCAATCACGCCATCGGTTGATACTGTTCCCAGATCAACTCGATCACGCTCGTTTTTCAAAACGAGATCAAAGGCTTGATTGAATGCTGCCATTTTATCCCTCCTTCAATGATTTACATAGTCAACGTTTTGAACATCGGGGCGATAACAAGCATCACATCTGGCATCCTTGCACGTCTTTGCAGGGTTTGTTTTATCTGTTGTCAAGCAAACCTCTTCTGGTCTTCGAGAAAGACTCTTATCGGAAACAACTCCTGTCGTCAACAATTGAGGGAATTCCTCCAGCATATCGAGATATTTTTGTTCCATCAAAGGAACGCCTCTCTGTTCGTTAATATCGTTGTCAAGTGTTTGATCGATGTGAGGTATTGAAAGCCTCATCGCCACATTTGAAGGTAAAGTGCTTCTTGCATTCATGAGCCTCCTAACTGATTCCCATTCCCTTGTAGGAATCCAATTAAAAATATCGGGGTTCTTATCAGCAATTGCCGTCATCAAAGCCAAGTGTTCAGGTGAATCGGCATCTCCTGAGTCATGCCAGCGGAAATCTTGGAATGGCAGTGGAGCAACGCTATTGATCCCGTATTCTTCGGAAGCAAGAGCCGATGCCCAAAGTTGCGGATCGGTCTTCAAAGCATTGTAATTTCTCAAAAGATGTCTTTGCACATTGTTCATCGCGTATGTGTATGCCCTGGATGTACCTTCTTTGGGGTGAGCGTAGCAATTAGCGCATACCGATCCTGGAATCTCTCGAAGCCGACCTCCGACCTTACACATATGAGTTGGAAGCGAATAGGTTTGATTGAGCATTTTTCCAGGGCTTGAGTATCCACCACCCATTGCATCTCTTGCTGCTTCCTTGCCACCCCACTTTGAGGCTGTAAAAGGAGCAATATCTCGGCCAGTCATATCCAGATCTGCATCAATTTTTTTACTACGCAATTTTGCAAATTCACGCTTGCCACGCGCATCCCTCATGATGTAGTCCAATGCAGATCTGTCATTCTTAGGAAAAGCCTCTCGACCAATGAGATCATCCAAATTAAAATTATTTGGATCAAGGGCTTTGACGAGTAAATCCCATGCGCGAGCAAAAACCGTCATTCATCTCCCCTCACTTTACGGTGAAGGTTTTGCAATGTTTGCGTTGGTAATTCACTCGTTTCGCTTTTCTTAGGGCGTTTTTGTTCGCCTTCTTTCTTTCGAGGAACGCCTCTTGCACGATCCAGAAGATTTTGAATTGAAGGTGGGAGAGGCTCGTCCTTAGTTGGGGCATCTTTTGAAGATGTCTTGAATCCCGTGATAGCAGGTTTGCTGTAATCCTTTGGGGGTTTTTGAGGGGTTTTTTGAGACATCACATTATCAACCGCCGCATCTATGTCATTTTCCATATTTGCACTTGGCTTGTGAGGATAACGGGTTTTGTAGGGATTATCCCTGCCCTTCATGATCAGCCACGCTTTTTGGAACGTAGCATCCGCCATAAAGATCGGTAAATGGGCTTTGGATTTGAATATGTTGATTCAATACTGCTCTAAAAGGGTTCTTTGTACCGAGGGCGGGACATCAAACGCACTCATCCCAATGGCTCTTGAAACAGGCGGGACTACTACATTTCCAAGTGCAGTATCAATTGCTTTTTGTCGTTTCCCAGTAGTGTATGTTTCATGGGTTATCTCTCGACCATCTGGATGCATCATTGAGGAGAGATCATAATTTGGATCAAAACCTTGTATCGCCAAAAATTCTTCTGGCGTAAATAATCGATCCCACATCACAGCAGGTCTGTTATGCGTCAATCCTGAAAGATGTTGGTCAGCAGCATATGTGTGTGCAAAGGATCTTTTTTGTTTATTTCTTGACACACCATCTCGCCATTGAGATGTTTGATTGCCAGGATTGATCGCTCCGCTAATGGCGACCTGTGGCCCATCTCCAAGTATTCTTATTGCTTCGGGCGTCAAATTGCCTTTGTCCATCAATTCTTGCATTTTTGCATTTGCTCTGCCTTTATTCTCTCTATGCTCTCTTGCCAAATGCGGGAGAATATCCAACACGGTTGGGTTTGGCAAACGCCCCGCTGGAGCATTCTTTCGACCTTTTGATTTGTAATGTGTTGGTTTTTTATTCCATCCTTCACCAATGAACATTCGGTTTCGAGTAGTTGGTGCGCCATAATCAATGGCATTCATCCGAGGATTTTGATCTGTACCTGCCTTGCCTTTTCCAGAAAGAATATCCCACACAATTTTCTTGAAGTCTTTGTCCAAACCATCAAACAACTCAGGATGGTCGAGCATAACTGGAATTGCTTCTTTGGCTTGTTCCATCGACCAAGAATTCAAATTTATGTCTGGGTGTTTCTTCATTTCCTGTGCAGTATAAAGCGAATTGAAGATAGGAGGCAATCCCTCTTTGGCACGTGCAAGTCTTTCACTTGCAGTTAAACCTGAGTTCCCTGCGGAAGTCAATTTTTGGCAAGGCGGTGATGGATGATAATGAATTTTCTTTTCTCCTGCGATGTCTGCATATCTTTCAATTAAGTCATCTGGATGCGTTTGCCCCTGTTCCATGCCAATGTAAGCAGAGATAATTTCCTGATCAGGATCATTGTCCCTCCTCACTTTATTTGCAAGATCCCACATCTCAGTTGATGCAAGCGTAGGGATTCCTGCTAATTTGAATCCTTGACCAAAACCGTCTATTCCCGCATACTCTTCGATCAAACCAGTATTTGGGCGCATATCGACAGGAGGAAACCTTGCTTTATATCTTGCACTCATTTCCTCAAGGTCTTCGGATGTCATGGATTTCCACAACATGTCCGAGAAAGCAAACTCGAATAAAGGCTCGGTCATGATCTCCCCTCTTTTGAGGCATATGCTTCATCCATATCAGGATACCGATAACTCAACCGATCCGCTTGTTGGAGCATTTGAACAAAATTCCACCATTCTCCTTCATCCATTGAAGGGTTGCCTTGAGCAAAAAGACGGATGTTCTTCGGATCAAGGCGATCTCTCATCATGATGTGTCCGTATTCTTCTGTACCAAAATCATAACCTTCGTCTAAAGGATCGAGAATCTCAGTTTCGGGAGTCGTATCAAATCCAAGCATTGCTGGACCCGATTCATCAATCATGTTTTGATACGCGTAAGTGATTGCATCTTCCTCATGCGGCGATCCGAATGAGTACGGGTGAAATCCTTCTTCGAGGATCTTTTTTGCGTTAGCGACGGACGTGCCGTGCCAAAACTCAGGGTATCGGAACGCTTTCCAAACGAGATCGAAGGCGGTCATTCCATTCCCTCCATCATTGAACCTTTGTCGTAGTCGTCCATGTAAGAATGCAAAACTGCCCCCATCATGGCTTTGTATTGAGGTCCGTATTTGTCCGTTTGAGATGCTTCTTCGAGGTATCTCAACAACTCATCATCATTTGTTAAAATCGTATGCCAAGTCATAGGCTTCCACCCCATCGCCTTTTCCACCTCCGCTATTTTGTCAAAGGTCGCATAATAGGATATGGACTTTCCATTGATTGCCTTTATCATGCCCCAAGCGGTGTCGAAGGCGGTCAATTCCACACCGCCTTAACTCGATTTTTGGTTTCGTTGAACTTGTTCTTGGCTGCAACCCTCAACGTGGGATTCTTGATCTTGTGTGCCAATCTTCGAGCCTTCTTGAGATCGGAATACTTCAATCCACAGTCAATGCCACTCTTTTCGCACCACTTAACGAGATCCTCAGTAGCAAGGTTTGCTCCTGATCCTTCAACGAAAGGACATCCGCCCAATCCGCCAATGCTTGAATCGAATTCTCGAACACCATTTTCATAACCTATGGCAACATTGTTCATCAAATGCTTGCCATGATGGAGATGCAATGCCAAATCGACGGTGAATTCGTGAGCAGTATCAATCCCTGATGCAATGTCATAAGGTTGAGCAGTTCCTTTCGTATCACAAAGGACGATGGTCTTTCCAAATCGAAGACCATGTTGAACAGCGATGGCGAGATCCTCATTATTTGCATCAAAGGCTTCGGACAGGTACACTCGAATAGATTCTCTTGGAATACCCTGGAGGCACTTCTCGTAATTGTCAAGGATCTGTTTCATTTTTAATCCATAATTGGCGATATTAAACGATTCGACAGGTGAAAAGAAAATGTTGTACCGATCCATTCCGCTATCCTTGGCTCGGTCGAGTCCACGTTGATTCGGAACGAGTACGGAGAATCCTTCCTTATCATCGAAAGCATCGCAGATCTCCTCTGCATCAGCCATGTTTGGGACAGCCTTGGGATGGACAAAGGATGCGATTTCGATGTGATCGAGGCCAGCGTCCCTCAGCAACTGGATAAGATGGATCTTGTCCTCGGTGGACGGGACGAATGGCAGGTTTTGTAGCCCATCACGTGGCCCAACTTCAAAAATCCTAATCACCATCCCGCCTCCCTAAGTTGCTGGCGATACTCATTTAATTGACCCTTTCGCCTATCCTTCGCTTGAAGCCATTCAAAAAAAGCGTCGTCAGCAGCATCCAGATCCTCCATTTCGGAAACCTCAAGCATTGCTTGTTGTCGCCCCTTTTCAGTCATAGGCCAGCGTATCTCTTCTAAATCCATACTTGGTTCTGGTCCTTGTTCGTGAATAGAAATGTGCTTTGGATCAATGCGGTGTGGATGACCGTGAGTTATTATTTCAGGAAGATTTGAAGTTGTATTCATTCGCCTGTGAGGAACAGATGCAACTCCCTCGTCTGTGATGTGTAGTATGGTTGGTGGGCTTCCTGAACGGGTCGCCTGTTTCCTCGCATGATACCTTGCCTCTTTTTCATCCACCGCCATGAAAAAGGCAGCAGGGTTGCGTCTAAAAGAGGGGCGAGGATCTTTTTGGGCTTTTGTTCCACCACTTAGGATCTTTTCTGCCGAAGACAAATCTGTGCCGTGATACGGCATTTTCAACAAAGACCAAGCGGTGTCAAAGGGATTCATTCTTGATATTCCCTCCAGATTCCATTCAAGTATTTTGAGAGGCGATAAAGCCCAACGTTGGTTATTTTTCCAGTTCTTTTGTCCAAAATGTTCACATTGTTTGTATGTCCAGACAATGGGTGGTCGTCGGGGTAAGGCTCAAGCATACCCTTTGCCTTTGCTTCATCGTATGACATTGTTTCGTAATGAGGATTCATTAAATGAGGGTTGCCCTCTTGGATTTCGATGTAATCGGGCAAAACCCTTCCATTCAATGCGGCTTGAACCATTTGATTGGATAAACCAAAAATCCGATCAACATTCGGATTTGGCTTTGAGTCGTCAAACTCTTCGCTTTTCATCAAG